TTACCTGATGTACAGGCTTTCGCCCGGGTAGATCAGGCTGTAGATTGATTTACCATTGTTGGCCGCTAACGTGTACATGCTGATGCCATACTTTCTGGCAATGCTCCAGAAGCTGTCACCAGAGCAGACTGTGTAGTACGTGTGACTTGATACGGACACTGAGTAGCCACCAGAGACACGCAATACATCGCCTGGGTGAATCACACTGTATATTGACTTGCCGTTGTTAGAAGCCAAAGTATACATGCTCATGCCATACTTGTAAGCAATCGACCACCAACTGTCACCAGATTGGACGGTGTAGGTCGATCCTGAGCTTACTGACGGCACGCTGGTTGTTGTCAGCAACTCAACATTGCTACGATTGATCCAGCTCATGATGCCACCAAGCAATACGTTAGATCCAGATACTTGCTGCACAGTGTACGTCTTGCCCTGAACCCAGCTAGGCATTGCGACACCGTTCGCCCAACGGGTTGTACCGAAGTTGACCTTAACACTATCGCCAGCTTTGATCTGGCTAAGTGTGGTGTTGTTAGCTTGCTGGCCTGCGTTGGTTGCTGGTGTATCGGTTGATGGCTTGACGTAGGTCTTGCCGCTGTCAGTTGTCGTGCTACCGTTGTAGCCTGAATCAGTGATGCCGGTTAGATCAACATTGCCATCAAGGCCACCAGCGCGATAGGTGGAAGTGAACTGGAAGATACCTACATTGTCAAAGCTCGGGAAGTAGCCATAGTTCGGAACGGTGGTGACATTGTAATCAGGATATTCCGCAAGCCATAACTGATAGTGGCTGGCAATTTGTGACAAGTCAATGTGGCTCATCAAGAAACTCTTGTAGCCGTAAAGCATTGGCGTGTACCCAGCATCGCGGATATAGTCGAGTGCCCACAGCAAGGTTGCCGTGTTGGTTGACCCAGCTTCGTAATCAAGCGCAACAATCGACCCTTTTGGTGTCTGAACTTCAGGCAAGAAATGATCTAGCACTTGCTTGGCTAAATTCGTGTCGTCGATATTCTGCCACCAGATATAGGTGTGTGCTCGCTTGCCAGCAGCAATCAAAGAAGCAACCTGCGTCTTATACGTGGTTTGCTCGTACGTGCCGTAGCCGCTATAGCCACCGATTTGAGAGATCCCAAACTTGTCAGTGGAATATCCAAAGACACCGTTATCTCCTTGGTACCGGCTCCAGTCGACACCTTGATCTCCCTTGGCCGCATTTACCTGCAATGGCAGGGCAAAAGAAATAGTCGCCAAGAAGGCGACTACCAAGGTGATGAGTTTAGTTTTAAATTTCATGGTGCCCTCCTTATTGCTGCGGAGCAACAGATGATGGTGCTGCCTGAGTAGCCGATTCTCCATAGCTAGGGCCAACCAGCTTTGTCCACTGGTATTTGCTTGGATCATTGCTATCTTCTTGGTCATAGCTGAAGTATGCACCCATATATGATTTTCCAAGGGGATCCTTTGTAGAGAAGTCTACTGTGCCGTCAGCGCTGTTGGCATAAGCAACATGGGGATAATATTGTAAATCTGTTACTTGAATGCCTTCTCTTTTCGGATATGTTTCTGCTAGGCTGTCTTTCAAATTCGCATAAGATTGTTCAACTGCATTGGCAATTGTCTGCTCGTCTGTGCTGGTGAAACCAAGCGATTTCAAACCATCTTTAACTGCTTGAATGGCAGTAGATTTCTTAACCGCACCGTCAATCGCCTGTGTCACACCAAGCTGTTCTGCCGCTGTTACCGCAGCATTTGCCAATGGGCCTAATACCTTTACCAAAGTGAGCGCTTGCTTGTTAGCCAGCAACTGTTTTGAGATCCAAGCCCCAATGACAGGGATTGCTGCTACTGCAAGTGATACCAAAAGTTCTGTCCAATTATTCATCATCATTATCTCCTTTAATGCCTACATGGTCTTCCAATCGAGTAATCCTAACCGAGTGACTGCCAAGCTCTTCATCATGTGCTTTCAGATGAGTATTCAAGTCTGCCAGCGATTGTTCGTGCATTTTGAGCTGACGATTAATCGTCTCTGAAAGTATTTGAATATCAGAGCGTAATGGATCTAAGGCAATCTTTTTGAACAGCCAGCTGCCCGCACTTACGCCCACCCCTATGATTGATATGAACTCCGCCCAGTCACCAATCGTGTATCCAAAAAATGTCACTTTCTCACTTCCCTCCATAAAAATAGCCGCTAGCTTTTGCTGGCGACATAGTCACTGCCTGTGATTTGTTTGTATTGGTCCTCCGTTATTTGCCGCCCCACGTACTGCTCTATCGGGCACCCCCAAGAATATAGCGTGGCACAAAATTCAAAGTCACTCATTTTTTCCACCATCCTCAAGCTTTGTCACACGGGCATACAGCGCAGCAATCATCTGCTGTTCAGGTGACGGGCCGGGGAGTGGATGATCATTAGCCGGATCGTAACCCTCATCGGCAACGATTTTGCCGTCTACAAGAGATGCGTGACCCTCAAAAAACGGAGACACGTCATCTGCTTCTATGATTTGTTGACCGTCCTCTGTTGGTCCTACTTTGGCATCTTCCGCTTCATAGGCCCAGTTGGTCAGGCGGTTTTGCTCATCTAGCCAAATCTTAATCTTCATTTTAATTCACCACCGCATCATTGGTCGGATACACATCACGCGTAATGAAACTCAAGCTGCCAGCATACGCGCCTTGTCCACGCCATGGAATAATGTAAATTCCACCCGCGTTAACATACAATTGACAGGCCGCACCCGTATACGCCATGCTACCGAGCAACCTTGATGCATCCTCACTGTTAAATGGGCTATATCCTGGTCGAATGTCGGCAATTTTGACCCACCCGTTGCCAGTTTTCATTTCAAAATAAATTCCAATGGTGACATTTGGGCCTTTTCTTGCATATGAGATATTTAAGTTCTTGACATCATTAGTTTCGATCCCCGAGTCTTTGTGATAGTAATCAACTGCATCATGAGCATTAAAAGTGGAAGTGATGTATTTGGCAGAATTACCCAATCCGCTGACTAGGTCTGTCAGTTCAAGAACACCCATCGAGATCCTGCTGGTACGCATTTGTGTTGTTCCATCTGTCTGCGTAATGTATGACAGTAATCCATCGGGATTTACTTCCGTATGATAGATTTGGCCGTTTGGCTTGCCACTGGCGTCTTCAATGTTACCTGAAATGACATATGAGGCACCGTTGAGCGTAAGGGAACCACTGGACAATATCCCAGATCCTGCAATTTTCACGTGTTGGAAAGGAACGTTGATATTAGGCGAATTAATCTCAGCGGAATTAAGAATAATTGAGTTGAGTTCTTTAATGTACAAGACAGCTTGAGCAATCGCATCATCTACCCACTTGGAACCGTCATAGCGCTGTACAGCCGTTGCGTCTTTTAAGCTTGTACCATGCCACCAAGTATCACCCTTTTTGGGATTCGCCGGGGCATCTAGCTGTACATAAGGATATGGCACATCCTTGCTTCCGGGAATGCCTTGTGGACCAGTATCACCTTTTGGCCCTTGTACCAGTTGCCAACTATAAACAGCTGGATTCGTGCTATCGGCTTTTGTGAAATCTGTATAACTACCGATGTATTTTCTAGAGCCGGGAGTATCGAGCGAAAAGTTCGTTCTACCGTCACTGCTATCGGCATATGCAATATGGAAGTACGGCGTTTTGCCATCGGCACCGGCTTTACCGGGTACCCCATCTTTACCATCAGCCCCTTTAAAAAGTGCCCAATTGTAATCAGCCGGATTGTTGCTGTCAGCTTGTGTGAAGTCGCTATAGGTGCCAATATACTTTTTGCCATCACCACCGGATACCGTGAACCCACTTCGACCGCTTACATCATTCGCCCAAGCAGTGTGAAAATAGCTTGTACGGCCATCAGCGCCCTTTGCACCGGGAACACCGTCAGCGCCATCTTTGCCCTGAATCAACGCCCACTTGCCAGCGTAATCTGCCGGATTGTCACTTGGCACGGATGACTTATTTGACCAAACGATTGCCATATACTTCTTACCAGTTGGGAAGGTACTCATATTGGTGCCTTTATCGTCATCGGCATAACGAAGCCAAGGATAGTATTGAACGGTTTTAGGGATATTTTCAATCTTAACCGCCATATCCTTAAGCGCAGAATACAAATTCGGCTGCTCGTTTGCGTAATCCCCTAAAGTGAGCTTGGTATAATGACCAGCACGGCTGCGTTCAACTGACAACACTTTCGCAGAAAGAAATAGATTCTGGTTCTCATCGGCAATGTGTACAGTTTGATTTAACGGCACATAAGGGGCATTTGCCAAATCAACTTCATAGTTGACATTTGGATGGTTATACTTTTTCAAATCTGCTAGGGCTGCCTGCAATAACGTGGCTTGAGTAGTCGACTCAAATGTTTTGACCCGGTTCCAATCAGATTGTGTCGGATTAGGATTGTCATTGCTTAACAAACGTGAGTACTTCTGTACCGCAATGGTGTCGTGCAAGAACCCGTACTGATCAAGCACAAACTGTCCGGTTGGATCAGTCCAACTATACCCAATCAAATTAATTGGATCATTTGAACCGTCAGGTGTAGCACCATAGGCCTTCACCGATGTTTCCATGTCGTAGATATCAACTGTCTTTACGATATTGTTGATGTCTTTGTTCATCTCAAAGGAAATCAAGCTGTCGGAAGTTTTCTCGTGTCTGATATTGATAACACGTTTTACGGCAGTCGTACCTGCAAACTTAAAGCCAAAGCTAAGCACTGCATCAAAATCTTTTGCGACTGATTTAATGCGGCTGAGTGAAGTGTCTTCATCTGTCCATGTTAGCGTTCTGACGTCTGTAGGAAATTCATTAATACCGATCTCCCAGCCAGAATCATTCGTGAACATGAAGATGTAATCAGCGATAGTATAGGCTTTGTCAGCGGTATAGGCACCCACCACTTCATTCATCAGATCATTACCTGCATCCGTACAAACGACTGTATGAATATGCGCTAATGTATCGTGATTGATGCTGGCGATGACCATTTGGTGACCGTTGCCTTCTTCGTCCTGATACAAGACAAAGTTGTTTTCAGCCGCCATTTCATCAATGGCCTGCTCTTGCTCAGTTTTAAATGGAATCGTCAGGGTCAAGGCAATGGCAGGCCTATCATCAGTTGCTTTTACTTCACTATCAGCGCTAACCAGCCATTCGCCTTCCCCAGTTGTACGTGCAACACCCATGATGTTGAATTTTCGGTCTGAGAAATAGTATTCCATTTACAGCCACGCCTCCTTCAAACCAACTTCACACGCAAATGGTTGTGCCCAGCTTGATGGCATGAGCTGAATGATGGTATCTCCGGGTGGCAAAAGGAACTTGTCCCACTGGTTGCCTAATGTATGCAAGGTACGATCTTCGTTGCCATTAAAATAAGTTTTGGTATTAGCAACATCAATGGTCAGTACATCGCCATTGCTGAAGCGATTCTTAATATCTGTATACCAGCTTACGTTCTGCCATTTAACGGTAGACGCAATTAGATACATAGTCGACTCGCCCCATGTCTTGTCTCGCATAAACCATGCTGAAAATTGCTTAGTCTCGACACTAGCAGCGTCCGCAAAAGTGAATTGACGGGTAATAGTCGTCTCTCGTCCTCGATTGCCAACCCATGGTGACACTCTAAAAACAACCGAATTACCAAATTTCTGCAATTCCAGCTGAATGAATTTGTCGTTAGTGAAGATATTGCGATCCAACTGTTCATTGACGACTAGTTGATCTTTGTAATAGCACATCCACCATATTTGGTCAGAAAGTGCACTGTTGTCTCTCAAGATCATTTGAAAGATTGGCTTGCCGTCACTTTCTAAGGTTGTTTCGAGTGAACCAACCTCATAGGCATCAGTTTGAAAGCGCGTCATGACATCCCAAGTCAGATTGCTCTTGAAGTTACCGTTATGTGTCTGAGCAAGGTTGTGCTTGATTGAAGGACCGTTCCAATACTTGTGGTCGCCAGTAATACTGGGCCAATTAGGCTCAACCTTCCAGCCATCATAGCTGTCCTGTGTCCAAATCGCATTGCCGATCTGTTCATTCGGCGTAGCTGGATTGTCTCCCCAGTAAAGATTATTAGAAGCCGCTTGATTATCCATGTGCGAGCCCTGAACGGCTGCCAAATTCAAAGCCACTTCACTTTCTTCGCTGGTATAGCCATCAATTTCTTCAGGGTTGCCAAATTGAAGCACGCCACCCTGACTATTGGCAAATCCTAGAAATCCATTATCAGCGTGCATAGTTGCCGTAATAACCGGTTCAACAGGATAGGTACCACCATTGTGAACCGCGATGGTATCGGAATAGTATGCAGCATCTGCTGGGTTAGGAGACCATGGAGAAGCAGTGGTGCCAACATTAAGCTTTTCTTTCTTCCAGTGAACTGTTGTTGTAGTGGGAACTTGTTTCACAAGTCTTGCAATATTGACAGCAATGTTATCAACTCCCGAAGGAATCGTGAACGTAACAGATGAATAGCCAGAAGTGCCAGCCTTAATGACGTTGCCAAAGTACGTGTCTTTAAATGTTTGTCCTGATAAAGCATCAACACCGGCATGCAAGTCAACGGTATTATCATTTGTTATAAAAATTTGATATGAAAACTTTTGACCAGAAGTTACTGAAATATTTGGGTGTTTACTCGGGTCGTAAAAGAAATAGGCGGGAATTGTTGTACTTGTCTCCTGATCACTTGTCCCTTTCAACAAATTCACTGGCATGTCCTTGTATGGCATGTTGTTAAACGTCTGCGTGGCTACCGAGTGTGCAATGCCACCATCGGGACAGACGAAGCTGATTGAGATTGTCCCTGATCGAAAGCCTTCGGTGAAAGTAGGCTGACTGTCTACGATGGCTAGATAATATTTATCCGGTTCATCCCCAAAGATTAGTTGCTGTGGTTCGTCCGCATCAATAGCAGCAGCCAAGGAACGCCTTAGTGGCACCAAATCATCATTCATAACGACCCCAGTTACCACAATCGGCTTGACGTCCCGTGACATGTATTGCAACATCTGACCATCGCTAATGCCGACCTTTTGCATTGTGTTGACGTGATTAGTTCCTACATCACGTTTGACCATCTGCACATACATCCATTGGGTAATATCTACTCCAGCGTATGTGATGGTCACGCCTGCTTGTTTCAATTAAACGGTTCCTCCTTTCCAATAAGCGTTGAACCTGTCTGTTCTGTCGTTGTATTGCTTAACTTTTGGCGCAACTTTTGGATAAAACTGGTCGTCACCAACTTGCAGAACAAAGCTAAGTTTCGTGAGAAGATCAGCAATGTTGTCCAACTTCTTTCCTAAATCATCTGTACTGCTGCTTTCACTCTCTGTAACCGCACCATTACCAAGATTGTGATTGATGTTGGTAACAGCCTGACCTAGTAGTTGCCAAGCACGGCTTGTTTTAGTTAATGGCAAGATTGTTTCGGGGCCATCTTCGCCAACAAGCGCATGGATTGGCTGTGTGATCAAGCCACCATTGGCGTAACCTTCAGGGCCACTGACACGAGCAAAAGCAGAACTTCCAGAGCCGTAGATGGCCTTCATGTAGTGAATACCGGCAAGCAGATCGTCATAGCCGTTATAAACATCGTTGTGGCCGGGGAACTTAAACGCATTGAACGTTGGCCCAATGGTTTGTACAAGTCCCATGCTAGGTATGCCGGCTTTAGCGTTGCTATCCCACAAGTTAATTGCCCTAGGATTACCATTTGATTCACGCTGGATAACTCGCATCCATGCAGCAACTTGGTATGCTGAGGCATCAAATCCATTAGCCTTTAAAGCTTGAATGACATATGGCTTCCAACGTTGCACGCCTGCCCCACCGGGGTTAGCCATGGAATCTTCTATTTTTTTAAGCTCTTTTTTGATCCAATCGCCAATTCCGTTATATGCATGTTTAAAAATGCCTTCGCCGAGCTGCCCAAATGCTTTAACAGGTGCCAAGTTAACTAATCCGCTTATTGACTTCTCAACTAAATCAGTTACATGCTTAACCGGGTGAGCGATCCAATCTACAATTGCTTCGAACTTATCACCGATCCATTTGCCAACATCTTCAGCCTTATCGACTACCCACGAACTAGCGTCTTTTACGCCGTCCCACACACTACCGATGATGCCGCCTTGTGCAAAGCCGGGAATGCCATACATATCTGCAATGGCTTTACTTTCTTTGCCATTGTAAATACGGTCGCCAGTTTCCAGAGGTAAAATGGCATTCTTCTTGTCCGTATAAAGCCATTGACCGGTTCGTTTCTTGTGGATCAATTCTTTGTAATGCTCGCTGCCGTCATCGTTAACCATAGCCAATTGCGTACCATCTTTACCAACTTCTCCGCCTTGGGCAAAGTGTACGTATGATGGGAGACTGACTTTTTTAACACCGAAGAATCCTAGAACACCATTGACGGCACTAAGACCGGTTCGAATAACATCAATGACAAAGTTGATACCTGATTGAGCTGCTTTTTTAATACCATCCCAGATGCCGTTGAAGAAGCTACCAACGCTACCCCATACATCTGTCCAAACATTTTTAATATTCCTGATGACACTGCCAATTGTGTCAGACATGCCATGAATGATCGGCGTGAAGAATTTAACCATGCCGTTCCAAATGTTTCCAAAGAAGTCAGAGATGGCACCCCATGTTCTATTCCAGACATTTTGAATGAAATTTAAAGTTGCGCTAATGCCCTTAGAAATGGTGTTTGATGCATTGTTATAGATCTTAACAATGCCATTCCAAATATCTCCGAAGAAATTAGAGATTGCTTTCCAAACACTATCCCAGACTTTTTGAACTGCATTTAAGAAATTTGTGACATTCTTGACTATCCAATTGGTAGAGAAAGATACAATCTTGACGATTGAATTCCACGTATCAGAAAAGAACTTAGAAATAGCTCCCCAAGTTTTATCCCATGCGTTTTGAACTCCTTTTGTTGTGTTGCTAATCGTTTTGCTGATTGTGTTTAGTGGAGGCTTAACAAATTTTACTAAGTCATTCCAGACATCCTTAAAGGGCTTCTCTACTTTTCTCCATGCAATTATGAAAAGGCCAGCAATAAATGCCACAGGATATACAATTACCTTTTTAAGATCATCTAGTCCTGCTTTTGCAATTTTCACAATATTCTTCCATATAGAAGACATTGTTTTGCTAATTGGATTCCAAACTTTAGACCACGCTGTTGAAAGTGACTTTCCCCAACCGTTAACGGTCTTTAGAAAACCATTCCAGCCTTTACCGACACCCTTCCAAAAATCATTCCATTCTTTCTGTGCCCGCTTATTAGCTGCTTCTTGCTGTTTCTGCTGCTTTTTTTGAGCTGCATCAGTTGACTTGTTAATGCCATCCCACCATTTGACTACATTGTTAGTCATTTGACGAGCATCCCAGCCAAGACCACCTAGCCAACTATTAGCTGGCTTTTTCTTAGCATTCCAGCCATCAGTAAACTTCTTAGCGGCATCGCCGGCCCATTTACCGACTGTTTTGCCAATTGTCGCACCAACCGCTGCGCCTAAGGGACCACCAAAGAAAGCACCGATGCCACCACCAATCAGCGTCCCGGAAGATTCACCAACGGCAGAAAACTTTTGGCCAACAGTACCTCCTTTAGAAAAGGCCTTTGTTAAATCCTTAATATCTGAAATAGCATCATAGGCAATTGTGACAGTCGCCATGCCCTTGCCAAGTGCACTGCTATTAAGCTTGCTGAAGTTTGACAGGATTGATTGAGCTAGTTTAGTATCACCCAGCGCTTTCAGACCGCTGTACACATGACCCAATCCTGCTGCAAATTCCAGTGCTTTTTTTGTCATCCAAAGCCCTGCAATCACTTTGACGGTAGTTTGAATACCAGATTTATTTTTGACAATATCATCCAGCACATCATGGATAGCTTTTAGCGGGTCTTTCATCGTCTTTGCATTGGAACCACCGACATTTAGCCAACCAGCGATGTCTTTGATTGCGGTTTTAAACAAGGACCAGACTTCTCCACCAGCAACTTTGGCAATGTCCCACATATCTCCGGCAATACCAGTAACATCTTTTTTGTGTGCGGAAACATAGTCCAGAACGTTCTTGGCCCAATTAGCAATAGTTGCCAGCCCTTTACCTAGTGTAGTAGCGGCACTTTGAACAACAGATGATGTCAAAATCCCAGCAAGTGATTGCATGCCACTATTCTTAACATTAAGCAATGGTGCTGCCATCTTAGCCTTGATTGTTGTCCAACTACCGGACAGCTGCGCAATGGCGCCTTCACTAGTTTTTCCAAATTGGTCAAATGTGCTCTTGCTTGTTGTCCCAACTTTGTAAACTAAGTTCATGAAGTCGTCAGACTTGATTTTCCCGTCAGCAACCATTTTGGCAAATGACTCCTGACTGACTCCAGCAGCTTTGGCTAATTGTGCGCCTAATGTAGGAGCCTGCTTTTCAAGTTTGGCAAGGTTTGTTGTTGTTAAATTACCTGAAGCAACGACACGTGTCATCGCTTTAGACAATGAATCCATGCCGTCTCCGCCTTTGTGCGAAGCCGTAGCAATGCTGGCAATACCAGCACTAATGACTAGAGTTTTATCAGTGACACCATGTGTCATGGTATCAACGGTGGTTTGCATTTTGTTAACTTCGCCACCGGTTGCACCAGTCTCACTGCGCAAATATGACATTTGATCGGAAAGAATCTGGATATCATTGGCTGACTTACCCATGTTCTCCCATGTCATTTTCAGCTTTTCTCCGGCCTCGTTAAGTTCTAGCCCAGACTTTACCGTGTCAGTAATGCTTGAGCTTAGACGTTGCCAGCCGCTCGTAATGGCATTGGTGATTAAGCCACCCTCAACAATTTTGTGAAGCAAACCCGGTGTCTTTTCGGCTTGCTTGTTTGTTCCCGATATAGCTTCCTTAACTCTGTTGAAAACAGATGGATTAGCCTTCTCCATTTCAGCTTGCAAACCGGTCATAGAAGACTTAGCCTTTGCTAAACTGGTAGCCGTTTCATCAACACGCGTCTTCTGTGTACGCCATGCGTCTGAATCCTTGCCACTAGCACTGGCAATCTTATCCAACTCAGCAGACTGTTTAGACAGCTGCTCATTAAGATTGGTAATGGAGGACTTATAGCCTTCCATCTTGGCCTTGTTGGCTTCTTGCTGATTGCCTTCAGCCTCTAAGCGAGTCACATAAGCTTGGTTGGCACGTGCAGCAGCTGTGTATTCTTGCTGTAATCCTGCCAATCCAGACTTTTGATAGTCCATTGCTTGCTTGGCACGATCTTGCTGAGCTTGCATACTAGCAAGCTGCTTAGTTGCACCATCAATTTGTTGCTGATACTTTAAAAACTGTTGAGCAACATCGGCGGTATTGCCCTTCAACTCAGCTTGTTTGGCTTTTAGGGCGTCAATCTTAGACTGCTGTGATTCAATAGACTTACCCAAGCCGTCATACTTGGCTTGAGCAGCTCCAACTGCATCACCAGCGGATTTCATCTCCGCCTCTTGAGCTTTCCAAGCATTTTGGCTAGAACGAACAACCGCCGTTAATGATTTGACGGATTCGCTTGCCGACAATAGATCAAGGGCAATCTTGGTGCTCATTGTTGCGTTAATTTGTTGTGCCACTTTAATCACCCTTTCTCTTGGTATTGCTGCCACATGATTGCCGGATCAATTGGCCGGTCTTTCTTATCCTTGGCAGACATCATTTCAAACATTTCGAAATAATCAGCTTCATCAAAATCATTTAGTGACCAGTGAAAGAAAACGACTGCTTGTTTTTTAGACCATCTAAAATCTTGAAGCTGATTTTCAAGTTCATAAACTTTGACGGCTGGATTAATCTTTACTTTTGCTGGCATCCTGCTTCTTGGCAGCTAAGTCAATATCCTCATCACTCATGCCCATCATGCGTTCAAAAGTGTAATTAACTGCCTGAATAGTGTCGGCAAATTCTAGGTCTCCAAGTTTTTCAATTTCTTGCTTGTTCAGGGCTAAAACCGTGGTCAAGAAGTCGATTGAGTCATGCAGCATATCGCGCTGCATCTTAATAATTTCTACCGGTTCCATATCCGCAACATCGTCTGCCTTGGCCATCAGTAACTGTAAGTCGTACATCTTTTCCATGTTCCGATTGGTTGTCTTTACCTCATGTACACGATTGCTAAGCTGACTAACTTTGATCTTCATTGTTAATACCATCCTTTGTATTTGATAAGGTCGCTGTGGTGAATCGGACACCACCAAGTTCACCAGAAAGCGACTTTTGAGCATAAAAAATAGCGCACGTTTGTGAGCCATTCATCAGTTGTTGCTATGAAATTGCGTCAGATTACGTCTGTCAGCACCGGCTTATTTGCCTAATGATGAGGGTGTCAATACGTATCCGCCGAACACTTCTTTGTACATGTTGGCTTTATCAAACTTGCTATCAAGATCGCTATAAATCTTGTACGGCTGATTATTAAAGGCCATAGTAGAAAGTGCTGTATAAGTCAAAGCGTCATCTACACGTTGTTCTGCTGCCGCATCAGTCTGAATGTTAGCTGCGGTTTCGGTCATGATGCCATCACCAAATCCATAGTAAACAAAGTGCGCCCGATCAATGGTTTGGGTGGTAATAAGCAAGGCCACATGAGCCTTCAAATTCTCATCGGTCCAACCGCCTTTTTTATCACTGACAAACCCTTTAATTTGCTGTTTGACTTGGTAATTCAAGTTGTTAATATCCAAAGCCACTGTTGGTTCTGAAGTACCAACCATAACGTCTTGGACAGCATTGTTGCCATAACTCTTAGCAATCGTGCCTGCTAAGTTAGTAATGTTGGCAGTTTTAGTACCTAAATCTTTGTGATCGACAGTATAGATACCGTCTGTGCTTAGTCCTGTATCAGCGCCAGAAATTAACTTTTGCTGTGCATCAACCAAAGCTAGCTGGATTTGATATAAACCTACTGTTGCCATTTAAATCGTCTCCTTAAATGTTTTTTGTTCTGCTGAAATAAAATGTGTTGAAAAGCTGTGATGTGTCTGGGTCAAATGTTCGTTGCCTGACGGCCGCTACCTGCCAATGCTGATGAGTAAAAGCCTTCATCATGGCTATCTCAATGATTTCGGGATCAGAATCAAGCAATTGCGAGTACCAAATCTGTACTTCTACTTCCTGATTTAATGCCCAGAAATCATTGTTACCATGGGCGGTAGGATCATCAGCAGCATCAGTAATCAGCACGACTGTTTTGTTCAGATTATCGACTAATTCTTTCGGCAAGTTATTGCCTTTAACTGCATTGATATTGGCAATCCCGGCTTGTCTAAGCATCGTTACCGCATCATCTACGGCACTCATTTATCCCCACCACCATTCGCTTTGGCAATCATTGCCTGATATTTCTCGGCTTCAGCGGCAAATACAGCGTCTTTGGCATCGTCACGGGCATTATCAACAAAGTGATCGCCGCGAATATACTTGGTGCCATCATTCAAGAAGCGGGCAATGTGGGCTTTATTGTGGAACCCAACCGTTGAACTTCCATTATGGTCACCGTCAATATCTCCCGCAGCACTCCTGATGTCATCGCTCAAATGTCCATACTTACCGCCGTCTCCCTTAGTATTTGGGTGCTTCTCTTTGGTGGTCTCTGCTAGATTCTCGGCGTAAACATCAGCACCAGCCTTGGTAATCTTCTCTTGGTCAGATACAGAAAGCTGTGCGGCCTTTGATACTTGCTTAAGCCATTGGCCAAGTGCCTCATCCATGTCCACGGTTATGCCCCCTTAGTTGTTTTGACTAGGGTCAGATAGTCATAGCGAATAGCATCGTTTGAATCGTCTGGACTAATGTCTGAAATGTCATACACGATGCAATCTATTCTTGCTTGCTGTTGGCTTGCGTTACGTACATCGTGCCTGACAATAATCGTGATTGAATTATCCAAACGTGTGCCCACAAGCGTGTACTGCTGGGTGAGTGTCCGCGTCTGCTGCTTGAAATGCAGACTATAATTCGGAACAAAGCTAGTGATATTAATGCCAGCACCAGTCGTGTGTGATTTTGGAGAGCCGAGATCAACCTTGCGGCTGAAATCGGCTACTTTAAATTTAGCCATCAGTCTCACCAGCCTTTGCTGCTTGATCACGCTGAATCTTCCAACGAATGCTGTTGATCATGTAAGCATAGCTGGGTGGATAGGCCTTGCTTTGATCAGATAGTGTGCCTCGTGAGTAATACATGAAGTCCACCAGCACCCGAACCGCCTGATTGAACAGAGGGTACTTTCGATAAACTTCAACTGCAATCGTGTCATCGACAGCATTCATCACTGCGCTTTCCGCCGTGTTAATCAAGCTGCTAAGAATCTGCGCATCACCATCAGTGTCCAGATTCAGGTAGGATTGCATATCATCAGCGGTAACTCTAACGGTATCGGTCGTTGCATCGGCCATATTCAATCCTCCTTTAGTGGCCGCCCGCCTTATCGGCGAATTGTTTATTTCTTAGGCGACTAATAATCGTATTACTTACCAAGACCGGAACCAGATACAGCATCTGTATTGGTCACAAAATATCCGGCATTGCTATCGGCCTGTTTGACGCCAAATCGGAACGCGGCACCAAGATATTGGCCCCAAATTTTATCGTCAATCCATGCAAGTGTTACCTGTTGACGATCCGTAAACAGGACACCACGCTTCAGATCACCAACGAATGCTTTTTGATCACCTGCAAGAGAGCCGAGAAGAGTATCACCAACAACATATACGGGAACACCAAGAACCGTGCCCTTTGCAGTTCCGTCAGTAATAGAATCGGAGGCGTCGTGAAGCAAGTAGCGGCCGTTCTTATCCTTTAAAGTGTCAAGTGTGTTGAACAAAGACTGAGTAACCACAAGAGCACGGCTATATGCTGGATCAAGATCAACGTTCAGGATGTGCTTAAGGCTATCTACAAGAGTATCAGTGGTTGTTGCCTTGGCTTTGAATGACTGTAATACAGGCGCAATCATCGCGTTGTAAGTATTAACAGACTTCTCCTTAATAGATTGACCAACAAGCGCAGTCAAATCGACTTGCGAATCAGCGATGGCTTCTTCTGAAAGCGGGATGGCCCCGCGATACGTGGCCACCGACCAATCCACTTGAGTGAAATTCGGTTCAGCAAGTGCCGGATTCTCAGCCAGCTCTGCCACACTGGAAAAACGATCAGTCGCCCGCTTCAAAATCGGGTATGTGCCCTTAGGAGTAGTAACCGGCGTCTTGGTAACCAAGGTGGACAAATCCACAACCGAATTTACCTCTGCGGTAGGGTCATAAATAATTTCTTCCGGAATCAGCACACCAGCTTCGGTCGAAGTGACGTGACTGGCTACGTTTTCAATCACCTTGCCATGGCTATGGATGAAGTCGTTGATAGCTTTCTTCTTGGCGTCAATTGGCTTTTTCTTTAAGTCTGTTCCATTTGGATTAGCCTTGTCTTTTGGCTTGTCAGAGTTAGAATCATCCTTCTTTTCAGCTTCAAGGGCTTTAATCTGATCGTTAATAGCGTCCCGACGTGCCTTGGCAGCGGTCAAGTCGTCCTTGATCTTTTGAAAATCATCCACAGATGCATTTTCATCTTGTAATTTTGCGTTGAGCTGCGCGTTGAGGTCAGCACACTTGGCACTGACTTCATTAAAAAGCGTTTGTAATTTGTCCATTATTGGACCTCCTTTTTGTCATAAAAAATAGCCAGCTTCTTGTTTAGCAGATCATTCTGCTTTGGAAGTTGACTACGTAGCTTTTCATTTTCATCTTTCAGATTCTTAATTAGTTGAACTGCGTGATGTGGAATAATCGGACCCATAGCGTTTACAATTGGCGTATCGAAGTCTAGCTTTTCATCTGCCAATCCTAGTTCGACAGCTTGATCAGCGTCTAGCCAAGTTTCTTTATCCATCAATGCTAAAAAGTCATCGGCAGATTTCCCAGTCTTTGCAGAGTACAGGCTTGCGATTGCGCTATCGGTAGTTTGCAGCATTCCAGAAGCGGCATCCATCTCGTGCGAATTACCACTAGCATCACTTGATGCTCGATGAATCATCATCTTGGCGCCTGGCGCCATCTGAACCTTATTAGCCCCCATGGCAACAATTGTTGCAGCAGAATACGCGTTTGACATCACCTTCGCTGTCACATTTCCTTGATAGCTACGCAAAGCATTGCAAATTTCCGTTGCTGGATCTACCTCGCCACCATTTGATGTAATTTCAAGTGTGACATCGGATCCGTCCGCTGGCAGAGACCCAATCACATCAGCCGGCGAAACAACTGCTTGTCCAAACCAATCACGATAAATCGGAGCATCATCGTCATTAGTAATTGCACCATTAATTTTAATTGTCACCTTCATCACCTCCCTTCACTTGTGTAGTAAGTGGCTCGAACTCAGGCAAGTTATTGGGGAAAAATTTCGATCCCTTGAGCATGGATTGAGCCTGATCTACTCCCACTAAACCAGCCTTTGCAAGATTTGATAACTGGTTAATCAGTATTGAGTCGTCAACATCCAACATGTTTTTGATATCTAGCTCAAGGTCCGGTGCGTTCATCTTCAAACGCAGCTCATCCACGATTGGATTAACATATGAGTTTAAGTTCGCCAGATATGTTGCCTTGATCTGGTCAATGTTTGAGTGTTGGCTTTCGGTCGATGTTCCGCCGCCCAAAATATCGCTAGGCACACCAAAGGCCTTGGAGATTTGATCAGCAGAGTATGCTGAATTATCAGCCAAAGCTTTAAAAACGTCAGTCTTCATTTCAAGCTGGGTGTAATCGAACCCATCCGGTAAAACCATCAAGCGACCGGAGTTATCACCGGTATTTGCCTTCTCAAACTCTTCACGAGCCGCTTCTAAGTCCTTGCCATCGCTTAAATAGTTGCTTATTTTTAGCTGACCGGCTGGATTGATCTGATTTTCCATAGCGCTCATGTTGCTCTTTGAGGCTTTATCGTCCAAATTAAGGGCGTTTTGTAAGCTTTCTAAAGGCGATCGGCCAATCAAATATCGATATTGTGGGTCTGGCATGAGCCTAAAATGCAGCATTTGGTCTTGCCTAAGCACCATTTGAGGACGATCATTGCTCTCCAAAACCGTATAAACAATGCCCATATTGCCTGGTAAATAGTTAATTTGGACGTCAGAGTTAGGAATATGCTCCAGATTCTGCCCAACTAACGGGATATAGTCGTTGCCTGACAAACAAAGTTGCATCAACGCACCTTGCCAGAAAGAAAACCGGCCTATCAAGCTGCTAGGGCTCTCAAGTCGGTTCAATGTTGCAGTATTTTCAGTTTTGAAGTGTGCCGAGGCAACATCGCTAGCAATACGGTTAATCACACTATAAACATTAGTGTTTTGCAAAGCGGACAGCGCCGAAACATAAGACAGCTGCATGCCGCCAACCGTGGTCGTGAAAAAAGCATAATTGCTCGGATAAACCATGTTTTTGGCCTTGCGTTTGCTGAAATTTTTAGGGGTTAGAAGTCCCATTTAGCTTCACCCCCTTTCTTTGTCCAAAATATAAGCAGCTAAGCACGTCTCAAGACCTGCAACTAGATAACCAATAACAACGTTAAAGGTGAATGCTGCTACCGCAATTAGTGCCAAACCGATGATAAAGAGCATCACTGTGCCCCAATTGCTGAACAAATTGCTAATAATTTTTGCCATTATTTACCACCTCCAAACATTGCCTTGAAGAAGTCACGTTTTCCTTTTGCGTCTAGGTCATTAAGCGGGTTATATCCATCATCATGATAGTTTTCGAAGTAGAATTTTGCCTGCGCATGGGCATTAATAAGCGCATCGGTCGTATCAATATGATCACTCGTGCGATTTTGACGGTCAATCTTGACCGAACCGCCGCGATCTTCTACCAGTACAGCATTGTTTAGCCCATCAATCAGCAGCGGATCGTTCAACATCGAAATGTTGCCATTAATAAACAGATTCTGAAAATCCTTGGTAGGTTCATTCAGCTTGAACGAGGTAGGAGGCAAAGGAAACCATTGCCACTGCGGTTGATAATTCTCCAGTTTCTTTTCTAGCCATTCACCGTGGTTTGGATCAGCAATGATGAATTTTACTTTGAGCCGATGTTGATTAACGTAATCAACCAACCACTGGTAAACCTGATCGGTGTTGATTACGCCTGATGCAAGATTCGTAATATCCACAAAACCTTCATCTTGCAATTTAAGGTAATCTAATCCGTCCTGTTTCGACTTGGCTTCAATGGTTTTTGCCTGTGCAAATGGAATGAAGCTATGCTGCTGAACATGAAACATGTGTTTATCATGATCAGTGTACGGATAAATGAAGCCAAAAGACGTATTGTCATTGGTCTGCGACCCGTCAAACCCTATGAACACATCACGTCCATTCACATCGAAATGGTCGATAATACTGCGCTGAATGTTGTCTAGGGACAAATAGCTGTTTTGAAATCGCCGGCTCCATAGATTTAGGGACTTATTTACGAAGGTTTCAAGTGTTCCTTCACGTTCGTTATCGTTGCGATCTTGGTTAAGCGCATTTTGAAGGTTGTCCCGTTTACTCTTTTGCAGCTCAAGCAGATTAGGATTAGATTTTGCCCATGTTTCGGGTTCAAATACCTCATCCTCCGAGTCCTGAGAATAAATTACTTGGAATACGTTGTCAGCGTCTCGAACGGCGTCATGCTCAATGGCAGCCCTAGTTACGTCTTCATCATTCTTAAACTTGACCTTGATATCAGGGTAAGCTGTTGAAATCTTGACGAACATTCGGTTCTTAATGCCATTTTGCCCGGATGTAATCTGCTTTAAGGTCTCATTCAAGGCTGGCCTCAAGTTACCAATTTCATCATAAACAGCGATTGCATTGTGGAAACTATCAAAGCCACCGCCTTGTGAGGTACCTTTTCGGATCGTGTTCTTAGTGTTTTTTGCAATAACTTGCGTGGTTTGAGATTCCACGCCTCGCTCTCTAGCATCATCTGCAAAGTCCGGCAGGGATAAAATTGTCTTCGCCTGCAAAGACACGTCATTGAACAGCTTGGTTGCGTGTTCACTATCGTAGCTGGCCACCAGCAAGTCCTGTGATGTCGCATTCCAGCACACTACAAAGTAGTAGAAATTGATCAGGATAGAAGCAAGCCAAGTCTTGCCCTGTTGGCGAGCAATAGATATGTTGGAAGTTGTGAATCGAGTACCGTTGTCAACGGTTCGCCAACCAATCAAGCTATCAAGGATAAACGATTGCCATTTGAATGGCTGAATTGTTTTTGAAGTATCGTCTGGATTGGGCAGCAACCGTGAAAAGTATTCAATTGCGTTGACCATGTCTGAGCTGTATTGGTAGGGGAAATCATCATTGCCAATTCTAAGCAAATCGTTTAAGTGCCGAATACATGCCAGCTGAACGTCTCTACCAGTCATGTACTTATCCGTAAACATCACGTCATAAGCGTACCTTGTCCCTGGATCATGGTACTTATCAAACAGTCCTTGGTAATCTGATTGGTACGGCTTTACGTAGCCGCGAATATCTTGCACACCGGTAAAATCAAACGTCTGCACCAAAGCCAACCTCCTTCAGCGGACTGTTTTTCTTAGGCTTTTCTGGTTCTTCAACAGTGATCTGGCGTAGTCCAGAGTCAAATGTAAGACCTAAATCATGCCCTAGTGCCTTCATGTTTTTAACACACGAGTCCATTTGAACAGCTCCCGGAGAGCGCTTCACCGCAACATCATCGTTGTCATAAATCCACAGCCCTTGTTTTTCGATTAGCTGCTCAGACTTAATGTAAATAGAGTAATAACGGCAATACAATTCAAGCGCTGGCTGATCTATCTTTTTAAGATAGCCAATTTTCTTTATTTCCGGAACAATCGCCTTCCAAAGACGCGATGCTTCATCATCAAGATGAGCTGGCGGTGTGTTCTGGATCTCCTTAAGATCATCGTCATCAGCTGTCACGGTATTTGAGCTTTTTGAGTGCAATACTGTCAATTTTGGTTGATTTTCAGGCAAAAAACACACCTCCTTTCAGCATCAGAAACCGCTATTTATTGGGATTCAAGTCTAAAAAGCCGAAATTTTTCAAAAAATGGTTTTTCGGCAAATGGACACTGGTGTGTGAGGTCCCCTGCGATCTACATAGGGGCCCCCGTTATTTTTTGTGAGCGAGAATCCATGCTGATATTTTTTCTCGTGTCCATTTTGTCGCAGTGTCAAGATTTTCTATTCGTGATTGTGATTTATATATCTTGTCCTCTAGCTGTGTCTTCCAATAGTGACAGCCTTTGCACAGCACCCATAGGTTGTCATGATCTAAGCACTTGCTTCTGTCAACTCTCAAAGGCACGATGTGATCAGTGACTAGATAGCCAGGCTTGTCATAGGTCTTGCCACAACATGCGCAAGTGAAGTAGGCATGAGCCTTAGCATCACGTGCGGTGTGTTCCCATATCTTAGACTTATAGAATGCAGCAGACTCTTTGTCGCGCTTGTACTTGTCATAGTACGATGTGTCACGTTTAACGTGCTTTGCGACATCAGCATAGTTAGGCTTATACAGGGATGCGTGCTTAGCGCAGTATGGATTCTCTTGGCTATAAGGGATTACATTGTTACATCCAGCCTTGCGGCATACCTTCACACGCATGTGCTAGTCCTCATTTAGTCCAATGACGATTGCCAATACTATAAACCAAAATCACCGCAGCAATAACAACTATTGCTGGCATGAATACTAGCAGCCAAATCCATGCAATCAAGCCGAATAGCTTGGCCAGCACTAATATTAGTGTGAGCAGTAATAAGAAATTTAACATGCTAAATCCTCCCACGATATCGCGCTTGCTTGTGATGATAGTCATTCAGCGCTTTGTCTAGCTTTGCAATGAACGACTTGCTGAATTTTAGATCATCAGATAGCGTGACGCCTTTGATCTTGGTAGACATTCCAGCCTTGATATCTTTTAACTGATCCAAGATTGGATGAGTGTCTATATGAATCGGAGTGTTGATATTTTCGATTGGTTCGTCAACCGGCTTGAATTTCTTGTCGAAGTCTTCCTGACTCATTGCATGCACCACATATCCACACAGGTCACTGTAGTCAGCCACAAGCATATCGCCTTGTTTCACAAAATGCTGATCATTTCCTTCTCCAAATGTAGTAACGACATGGTTGTCATAGCGAACGTTAACTCTAATTGGGATACCGTTCTCTTTAAACTCGTTGCTGACGAACTTACCTACGTCTTCGCAATCTTCCGGCACCTTGATTGCAATGTATTCCTTTGGCCGTTTCACTACTTTAAGCATGCATAATTCCTCCTAAGATAATATGATTGTCGAATAGGAACCGTTACCGTCAATATTTAGACTAGTAACATCCCATCCTGATTTATTTAGCAAACTGATTACTTCATTAACGACTGCTGGATTGTACTTGGCAACGCTAATTGAGATTGGGGATGTAGTATTGATTCCTTGATTAATGGCATCGTTCACATCAGCAATCAGACTGTCTTTGTATTTCTTAGTTGCATTGGCACGAGTTGGTAGGGATCCTTCCATTTTTGGTAGCACTGGTGCTGGTGGAGGCAACTGACGGTGAGAAAATTGCCTACTTTGGCTTTTAGCATTATTTGAGAGCATATGTTTCCCTCCGTGTATTGTTTCCCTTGATAGCTCTTCAATGATTTTTTGCTCCGTGCGGCTAACGTAGCCATAGCTAACACGTTTCATACCTGACATGACTTACACCGCCAACTCGAAGGAAAAACCTCCGTGATATTTGCGCTTGCCACGAAGACACTTAGATACAGCGCTTCGGTCTAGTCCAAGAAGTTCCGCGGCTTTTCTGGCACTTTCAAAGAAATAGCGATGTCCCGAGCCACTTACCGCATAGATTGGACGCTCGTTTGCCTTTGCCGCGCGCTCGGTGCGAGTACCGTAATTGGTATTATATAATGCTGTACACCACTCAAGATTTTCAACTAAGTTGTTGCCTTTGTCCTCGTCCATGTGATTGACTTCTGGCAAGTTGTCGGGATTGTCTAAAAATGCTGCGGCTACCAAGCGATGAATGAACACTTGCTTTATGCTTCTGTCCCAATATAAATTGACCTTGAGGTACCCGTTTCTATTTGGAAAGCTGGCGATCATCTTCCCTTTTAAGCGGCGTCCTTGTGCGTCTTCGCGATCAAGGCTTCTTACTCTGCCCATATTGCTAACTTGGTATAGTCCCTCAAAGCCTTCAATATCTTTCCAAATTTCAGTTGAGTTCATAAGTACACCTCAATCTTTCGTCGTCATAAACGAACGCATACAGCAAATGCTTGCCCGTGGTGAAGCCATTCTTAATCTCATAGGGATCATTTGGTTTCGCAGTTCCAAGCTGGCGCCACATAATGCCACGATCATCTTTAAACCGCTCGCTATGATAGTGGCCTGAGTGAAGTTCGTATGTTTTTGCCATATTGAATATCTTTTTGTACTCAAATGGAAAAAGCCCTGTCAGCTTGTCCTTGGCTACATCTCCATGGGCGAGCATAATGCCAACATGCCCTAGCAAGTATGCACAGCGCCAGTCGGTTGCCAAATTACTGTCATTGAGATCAACGTGGACTTGTGGATAGCGATCTATCAGCGCATAAAGAAAAGCGTATTCGAGATCACCTGAATGGTTACCGAACACGCTCTTGATTGAGACGCGATTGCTATATTCAATTGCCAGCGGAATAATCTGATCAAACAACTTCACAGCATCATGGAATGCCTGACGCATGTTTGCGTGATCTAGTTGCGTTCCTCTAACCGTTTGTGTTACATGAATCTGATCACTATGGAATAGATCTCCCAATTGCTCGATCACAATTTCGTTGTAGCCGTCCATGATGATCTCTCTAAGTTGACTCACCATGTCTTTTAGATCGGCGAATGTTGTCCAGCCAAAATGCAGGTCAGGCAATGGGATGACTAAGTTGCGATCGCCCGATTTCTTCATGCCGTAATTGACCGGAATGATTTTGCCGTTGAATGCTTCAGCCATTTCACTTATCGATAAGCCTTGTTTCGGCTTTACGCGAATATGAATGCTGTACTGCGGAACTGTGCCATTTTCGGTACTATGCTGCTCATACACTTTGTAGTCGCCTAAGACCATCTCGAACTTATCAGGATCGTATCCACACAACTCCATCAAAGTCCGTGGGTCTTTATTTGGCTCATGCTTGAGTCTCATTAAGGCCGTGACTGTTTGACTACCATCAGCATTAAGAGCTACTTTTCTATCAACGGGTTGGCTCTTTCTATCTGTTTTCGCTGAATCGTATTCATTCTTCAATGGCTTTTGGAACTCGATACCAAGCCGTCTTGCTTTGCCTTGAAGCGCATCATAGCTAATCCCGAGTTTGTCGGCTGTCTCGCGTCTGGTAAAGCCTTCAGAGGCGAGCTTCCTAATGTCACCAATCTGTTCATCTGTCCATTGCATCTACTCGCCTCCTGAAATATAATAATTGAGGCACATGCAATCATGTGCTGCTCTTTTCATTTTTATTCCTCAGGCTCTCGGACTCGACCCCGAGAGCTTTTTTGTTGCTTAAAAGATTTCAATAAGCTAAAATTAAATTGTTCCCAATAAATACTCATTTTCACTCCTCGGTACTACCCCACTCCTTAGCTCTCGGCCCCCAACCGAGGGCTTTTTTAGTATCCTTATACACAGGATGTGCTATTATGTAGCCATGAGCAGTGGCCTTTCTCCTCCAAGTCAATCGCTGCTACTCACACAAGTATTTCGTTTTTTCATCCTTTTGGCCCTTGGACTGGTCTCTGAGGGCTTTTTTGTTGCATAAAAATAGCACCTCACCGGTTGGCGGAGTGCTCGTGTAAATAAAAAGACGCCGTGGCGTCTTGATATCTCACCGATTTGTCTTTCGTTTGATGTCGCTTGATCCGAGATTACAAACAGAAAAGCACAAACTAAATATTCCTAGAAAAAGACTAAAAAGAATCATTTTATTTCCCTCCATATACGTTCAAATCGCCACTGACTCTTTCATTCAAATCCTTGCCGTTCTTTTCTTGGAATTTTTGATTGAACTTTAAGTATTTTGTGGCTAGATCATTCCTCTTCTGCAAAGCATTTCTGTCGTCAAGAAGAACCCGTCTAACTAAAGCCAATGAATTCATGAAGTCTTCCCGGTCTCCTGCAGTTAGATAGAAAGACTGCTTGTACTTTTTATTTTCAAACAGCTCAGTTACTTTGGCATTTAATCGATAAATGACATCAGCTAAGTCCTTGCGATAGACTTGGTAATTCATTGAATTGCGTTGAGGCAAACGAGTTATTTGAATATCTTCAATTACTTGCAAATTTTGTTTCAAGCTATATATTTGATAGTCAATTTGATTTTTTGTAACGGCTATGTGATCTGACTCTGCAACTTTTCCAGTCAAAATATCAATGTCAGTTTCGGCTAGTTTAGAAGAGTTTACCAACGCTTGATTTGACCTTTGCATGTATTCTTCATTTGCTGTCCTATAACTATTCCACGTATTCAAACTGATCGCAACCGAAACTATTGATATTATTATTGGAATAATCTTGTCCCACTTTGTCTTCATTACGTGGAATATTCCTAAGACAAAATCACCAATTCGCTCATACAGTGGCAGCTTCACTTTCAATCACCTCAAAAAAATAGTACTCCAGCGTGAACTGGAATACTACATTGAGGTGATATCTGTGCTTCATATGTCTGCTGCTCGCTCTCCCAGTGTCAGATAGGGTCATCGCAAGCTGTGTCCGGTCGCTAAACTGGACAATGTGGCATGCGGGAATCGAACCCACCTGACTATCTCAGCCAGTCCTCATTGCCACGCCTTGCCACAGCTTTATCATCACTGAGGCTCGGAGGAAAAACGCGGTGTCTCAGGTTTCTCACCTTTGGCACAATACCATCATATGACGGAAAAACAGTTGAAAGGTCTCACAAAGGTCTCATCTCGATTTCAACCAATGGACAAATCTCAGCGAATGCGATTAGCGCTTCTCGTTTTGTTCGATAATACTGGGCTTTTGATAAAAACAGCTTGTCCATTATTTGCTGGTCACTATATCGTTTGGTTAAGTAAGAACTTGTTAATATAAGCCGATGATTCGCTGAATCCAGAGATTCGATAGCACCTTCACAGCACGCTATATAGTACAGCTCGTCAGCGTGCGATACGAGCTTTTCCTCGGCTTTGTTGCCATAGCTAGGTGACTTGGGCATGCCGTCCATCACGGGGCTTCTGAGCGCTATTTTGGTGCGTTGAGCGAGCCGCTTGTGATGCCAGTAGTTCCCCAAGACCTCTTTGGCGTTTTCAATTGTTTTGTCATGATCAATTGGGCTAAAATATCTCGTTGCTCGCACCACTGCGTCCACTCCTTATGGTTTGATTTGGTTGGGTTTGTAGGATAAGCGTGCCTTCGTGGTGCGCTTTTGTTATACTGTTTGTGAAGATGGTGGCTTAAGTTCCATTATTCAAAAGCCATGTATTGCATAAAAGTCCCTGTCTTCCACCCGTCGCTAATCCGGCGGTTTTTTGTTATACTGTCTTCGGAGGCCCACTCCAAAATGACTATTACCCTGGTGCAATTCACACACTGGCCTCCGGCGCGTCCCTAATCAGGCGCGCTTTTTTATTTGCTTTCAGGAGGCCGAATGAGCTCCCATGGATCAATCCCAGCTCCATCTGCGATTTTATCTAAGGTGTTAAGTGAAACACTGCCCTTCCCAGAGATTGCATATTGAAGCGTGTTGATGGGTATTCCGATCTCTTTTGCATATTTTGCTTGTGTCATGTTCAGATCGTATATATTCTTCCTAAGGTTTTCGGACAATGCTCGTTTGCTGTCCAATCTGCTCATCTCCTAATGCTTGTTTTTCCAGTTAGCCCACATCCACATTGCAGCACCTGAGATTAGCAGCATGACGGCAATCATTGCTTTGCTTCCAGCCTGCGTCCGCACATCGGACAATAATTAATCACGATTGGATCATCGACCTCAGCATTATCAAAGCCAACAGCTTCGCATGTGTGTATTGCTGCACCGTTTATTTTTTCAGGCTCGATTCTATCCCATTCATTTCCACCAGTCATACCGATTCGAAAAAAGTTGCCAAGTTCTGATTCAATGAGCTTATGTGGTTCATGACAATATGGACAGTTTTTCTGGTTCTCCGTAAAGGAGGTCGGATTCGACCCCTTTTCCACTTTTTCAGTCATTGCTTTCCCTCCAGTAGCTGTTTGTCTTCAAAAATGTTGCCAATGACCTCTAGAGTTTTGCCAGATCCAATCGTTCCAAAATAATAATCACCAACACCAAAAGCAGCATATCTAGGATCGTATTGAACCTCCATTACTTTCCCATATTCGTTTTTCACGATATCGCCTTCGTAGATTTCCCGCCCGTTCTTGTCGTGGCGGCCAACGTACTGCATCAAATGGGCTTCTTCGTCAATTAGTTCAATGCCATTTTTGCCATCATCAGCAGTTACCCAAATACGGCCATCAATATCCCATTCAATATTACTGACTGGATATATTTTGTGGTTGTGACTGCTATACGCTCTGAACTTAATCTCTCGTTTCATTTCTCCGCCTCCAGTTTCACGATTTCTTCCATGTTCCACATTGCTAAATACATCCTGGCTTTCCTTCCGCAGCGCCGCTTGGTGTATGTCTTCATGGTGATGTACTCCTACTCAAATTCGATTGCTGGTATGTTCAGGTGCTCAATCAAGCCGAGGCGTTCCAACCGCTCATAGTTGAGACGCTCGCAGTATAAATCTGCTTCGTACTGAGACCTGAATTCCTTGATTTTGGTTTCGCCATTGCGGCCCACAATCTTGAATTTCATTTTTTTATCAATCCTCTCCAGTTGGCTCATTTCTTCAAAATGTTTACTCATTTTTCTTCCTCCAATTTCACGATTTCGCCGGTTTCCTCAACGCGCCAGGAACCTAGCAGCCAAGCACGGGCGAAAGCATTGCTTGAGCTGATAATCCAGCTTTCCACATCATCCGTTAGTTTTTTAAACCCTTGACTGTGAATGAATTTGAAGCTGTACATCATGTAGAGCTGAATATCGTATGACTTACCCCACTGGATGTATTCACTAACTGCTTCCGGAATCACCGGCAGATCATCTGGCAAGGCGGCAGCGTAACGAGCACTATAATCAGACAGGCTTTCCGACCAATCTTCAAATGACCCGTCCCTAGGCAAACTACTAATAAAATTTTGTTTCCAGTCGTCTAGTACCACCTTGAACACGTCCCGCTTCGTCTCATTGCTCATCGTCAGTCACCTCTTCTTTCTCGCAGTCTTGCAAACCGTAATGTTCGATCTCTGCTTCGGTGAACTTGCCGCGAAGTTTTTTATCCGCTGGGCAAATCGTCAGCAAATATACTTCACTATCCTTGTAATACCAAACATCTTTGGTATGTGGATCCTTGACGTTGTATTTCTTATCCTTTGCCACGGTGTAGCCGTTGACGTAAGCTTCCATAATCAATTTTTCATCATCAGAACAGAAAGTGTGACGAACAATATAGCTTGCTGGCCATGCCTCATCACGTGCGACTTCAACGATTTCGGCTTGCTCTTTGGTTAGCACTACCTTTTCAGGCTCCTCAATCAAAGTGACAACGTGGCCACCATAATAATTAGCCATAGCCTCAGCACTATCTTCGCTGACCAGAACCGGACAATACGATTTGGACAATGGCAGAAATTTTGCATTTTCACAGTCAAAATATTTTCCTACATCGTTCTTTACCGCGTACAGTTTTTCTTTGCTCATTTTTCTTTCTCGAATTTTCTACCACACATTGGACAATAATTTATAGCAATTCCTCTTTGATAGACAATATCAGGTAAGCCAATACTAACAGTCAATTCATGCCCACTATCTTGCCGCATTAGTCCCACAAGAAGAAAACGTAAATGTTTATCTGCAAAGTTTGTCTCTTCATACATTTTAAGTTGCGAACTGTAAGCATACTTATCTCTAAATTTACAATATTCACATTCGCTCATTTTTCGTCCTCCAACTTGTGTAAGATGTTCATGCTATGAATGTGTGCCAGCGTATCATCAAGTTCCTCTTGCGAATGGATTAATGGAATGCTAAAGTGCGCGTCATCTCCCTTGTATTCTTCTGGAATATGATGGCCAATGTCATATGCTGTGTGGCAACGACCATCCGGTGTACCATCTAACACGATGACTGCAATGTCATTTGACGGCTCCCATTCAACAATCATCAAGTTAGGAATCTTAAAGATTTCCCGTGCGTAATTGCAAAGCACGATATTGTACTTTCGGAAGTTTTCATGATCATTGTCAACTAAGCAGTTACGCGTAACCATCGCCAACTGATATAGCCCCTGATTCCAGTCATAGTGGTCATGTGGCAATGCAAATGCTGCTGTTACTTTCATTTTTCGTCCTCCTGTTTGATTGGCACTAGCTTGTAGTCCACATCTTCGTACATGACGCCTACGACCTTGCCAGTATTTTTGCTGATGTAGATGTCATCGAACGTGTCGTCTCCTGTTTTCATTGATCGGCCTCCTTTTCCACTGCTAATTTCTGAATGACTTCGTTGTATCTTGCGGGTATCTCTGTTGATTCAATGTGATTTTGTTCAGGTTCTAGCCATTGTCGAATATCAAATTCTTGTTCAACGTCTTTGCTATGCGGCATCACATTTACTGTGCTGAAATGCAAATAGTCGTCTTCATCGTTTTGAATGAAATATACTTGTCTAGCAGCACGTGTCAGGCTGTCACCATGAACAATTGTTGCGTTCATACCGCGAATGGCACAATTGAATATCAAAAACGGCAACGTACTATCGCCAAGCTCTTCCAGATGGTAAAAATACATGCTTGGCAGATAATCCCACGGCTTGTGCTTCAAACGGTCTTGTTGCCATCGTTGAATCATCATTGATCCAGTCCCAGCGGCAACCTCGTAATACTCGCTACTGTCATTCGATCCAACGAGCATGTTCACGAGCTTGCTAATGCTTTCAGGGGTGAAATCTTGTTTCTTGTCTTTGCGATCAGCTTGAACACTCATGAAATATTCTGAAAACCAGTCATGTGATACGTCTGTGCTGACATCTAGGAATTGTTTAAAAAGCTCGTTACGCTTTTGCTGATCCATGACAATGCCCATCAATGCTGATGGCGCCTGCTGTGCCTCACGAACACCAATCAGCTTGTGAACGATATCAGCCGTAAATTTTACTGACATATTTCCTCTACTTTCTTGATAATCAGTGGTTCCGGAATATCGACTTTAATGTCATCACCACGGGTGTTGCGTGCCTTTTTGTGCTTGGCCATGTTCTCGTTAATCCAGCGGATACACCGAGATTGATACTTGGCTCGGTAATACTCGGTTCCTGTGTTTAATCCTGCTACTACGTACATTTGTTTTCCTCCAATAGCTTCACAGCATCGTCTGCCGATCTGCATACGCCGTAAATTACCTTTGTTCCTGATATGGCGGCCGCAAAACGTTTTTGATCTTCACGAAGTCTTCCTTTTTCGTTTTTGCATTCAACCAGTACAGCACGTCCGTCCGCCTTACGGACAGCCGTAATATCAGGCCACCCAGGCGGTGGTCCTGCGTTGAAAAGTCTTCCGTCCACAGTTCTTACAGTTCCCACGTTCGTTCTAGCAACAATGCAACCATGTTCCGATAGTGCCAGCATGATTTCTGATTGAATGGCATGCTCTGATTTCATGTATGCTCCTTTAATGTCGGATGTGACGGATAATGTGACGGATGATTAGAATCATCTAGGCCTACTCTCGCAACGCTTCTAGTCTATTTGTGACGGATGTGACGGATGAATTGAAAAAATGAGTTTACACTATACTTTTTATATTTATCTATATATACTTTTTAACTATTCATCCGTCACAAGAAAGAAATATAGGCTAAAGCCTTACAGCCGTAAGGGTTGTCGATAAAATTCATCCGTCACACCATCCGTCACACATCTTTCATATTTTTGCCCAATTTAAGCGCGGATCGGTTTTTTCTTTAATTCCTAAATACATCCGCCCGTTTCGCTTTCTAACGTATTCGAATTTCTTCTGCATTTCTGCACCAAACTTTTGCTTGCGCATCTTGTACTCACCCGATTTGTCACACCAGTCAACATATGTTTGGTAAAGCTGACCAGCGGCGGCCTGATAGCCGGGCCCTTTTTCACAGCAATCATTGATAAACAGTTCAAGAACATCCATTTCTGTTCGATACTCATTGCTTGCATCTTTCACACTCTGCGGCGGCTCTAATCCTTCGCGCTGCCACTTAAGTGCTCCATCAACTGCCCAATTTAGAATTCCGATCGATTCACGTTCTAGCTTGTATGTGAGTCTTTTGTCTACCTGATCCACTGGCACTTGATGAGTAAATGGAATTAGCATCAATCTTCGCCAGATACCATCATCTGTTCCTCGAATAATTGGCTTGTGGTTAGTTGACAGCCAAAGCTTGAATTCTGGTTTGAATTCGAACTCTGATCCGTATAAAAAACGTGCGGTAACAGATTCTCCTCCGGTTAACTCTTTGATAAGTCCTTCATCTAGTCGGACGCCTTCATTTGGTTCACTTGCAGATACCAGACGAGCTCCCTTTAGTCTTGCAATATCGCTGTTGGCACCCCCGCTAGACTGCTGAACCATAATTGATTTGGCTTGCATCGTGCGTGAATAACTTCCAGCTATGTGCTTGAGAGTATCCATGAAAACAGATTTACCATTTCGCCCTGATCCATAAAGGATAAACATGACCTGCTCTTCAACTGATCCTGTTAATGAGTACCCGACCGCTTTTTGAATGTAGTCAATTAATTCGTTGTCTCCATTGAAAGTCTGATTCAAAAAAGCTTGCCATTCAGGACACTCAACAGTGTCTGAATATTCAACGTTTGATTTCTTCGAGAACATTTTCTTGATGTCATGCTCGTGAAGAGTCCCATCAGATAAATCAATATATCCGTTGTCAACATTCATTAAGGTCTGATCAGCATCAAATTCATCAGTTGTCACCGGTAGACGATGTTGAATCTCATCTTCAAGCGCTCTTTTAGCACGATTTCCACGACTGGTTTTGCAAAACTTTGCCCATTCCTTCTCAGCTTTTTCCGGATCAACATCAGGAGGAGTTTTTGGCTTTTCTTTTTTCAAGTCAGCAATTACTTCGTCAATCATGGTTCGCAATAAGCCACGCTTATCAAGTTCCCAGAAGCTACCATTGTAGATATACCAAGCCTTATCGATATAGCTGTACCTTGCGACATCACCATATCGATCAACAAACCTATCTGCATTGCCTGTGTCATCCCACGAACGAGGAGGAAACGCTTTTGGCTTGCCAGTGTCAGTAATAAATCCAAGCTTGTATTTAGGCTTTTCATGTTTCGGCTGATAAGTGTCACGCACATCATTAATGGCTCGGTTGAGTGTTGAAACGCCGTAGGTTGTTTTTCCGTGCTTCTCGTCCCACTTTGGTCTCATTAACGATGAATGTCGGAATATACTGTCCATCCGGGTGAAATCTCTGCCTGTCCAAAATGCCAAGTCATTTGCGAATGCCAGATCAGCCTCCGATTGAGATGGATATAATGGTTCCCAGCCTCCGTTGAGCAGTTTCTTAATTCGATCACCACTTTTAGATTTCAGCATTTTAATGATGATCTCATCTTCAGAAAGATTGTTAGGTGCTAAATTGCACCTGCTGGGCAAATCGATGACGGTTTTTGGCTCCAACTACTTTGTATATATCCGTTTGAATTCCTCTTTTGATGGAGAATTGATTGAATGAAACTTGCCAATCTCATCGCCAGTCATTGCAAAGAACCGCCCGCTTTGATACATCTCAACATTAGATTTTCTTCGGCGTGTACCGGGTATTTCGCCTTTGACAATGATGTGAATACCAGCACCAGACATTGATCTTTCGGTATATGACTTGAAAGTATTCATGAACTCCCATGCGACATTGTCGTCGGTTTGTCCCTCTTCTAGTCTCTCCAAATCATCGCCAATATGATCAACGTCAATTCCTACATATCCGTTTGCAAAGAAAAATCCAAGTCCGTCAAGGTCATAAGCCTGTAATGCTGTGATTGCTTCTTCAAAAGTTACCCACTGTTTCGAGTCCGTTGAGCTTGTTTTTGTGCCAGTTAAGGCAGAATAAGGAATCTTAGTATATTTATTTTTTTCTGGTTGCCAGATTCGGTGAAAGCAGCCCCATTGTTTTAGGGACCGTAGTTCTGCTGGAATGCGTTCATACATTCTTAATCCTCCTAGAATGGCAAGTCGGAATCGCCAATTGGTTCATGAGGCTGACTTGGTTGAGAATCATCCTTAAATTTGTGCGCAACTTGTGGATACTTGCTAGCATGAACACTCCACGGGGCCACTGTGTTCCGATCACCATATTCAGGGCTTTTCTCAACTTTGACATAAACTCGTACAGGCTTGTGATAAATAGCTTTGCAGAAATCATCGATGCTATTTAACGGAGTGCCTTCAGGGATCTTTGTCGCTTCCAATACATACTGGAGACCGTCCATATCGTATTGGTTCGTAGCTTTGCGCTTCCAGTTATCGAAAAAGACAACTCGGTTATGGTACTTTCCGTTCGTTTTTGGCTCTGCTGCATCAAGATCATTGCGAACCGTGAGACGTAGCTGTAGTGATTCTGATCCACCCTTGGTTGCAATTTCACCGGCCTGCGTAATGACCATTTCATATTCACCCTGTGGAAGTGGTGAAAAATCGTTTTCCTGATTCTTGCTATAATCTGCGGTAATGAATGACATATTAGTTTCCTCCTAAAAAATTGTGTTCGGCAGCAATTCGGTTCCCGCACTTCTTGATGTAAAGCCGGTGCGCCCAATCATTTTAAGTTTTCCGAATGTTTTTACTTCATATTCAATGGCTCCACGCATCTATGCTCGCTTCCTTTCCTTTAGCCATCCCCTGGCCACAATCTGGTGGTAAGCCCACCCAGGCTTATAGCCATGTGCTTTTGCAATTGCATACATGTCTTCGGGTGACTCGGCATCTTCGGCTTTCATTTGTCCATATTTTGTTTTTGAATAGTCCGCAACTATTTTGAATACTTTCTTGTCTACCTTTTTTAACTTGGCTGTAGGATCAACTTCAAGATCAGCACCATCTGCTCTGAATGAATATCCGCAAAGTGGGCATTGCTTAACCTGTGCAGGAACAATTCCGTAACATTTTGGACAGCTCTTGATCGCAGGTCCGTCTGATTTACCCCTGCGCTTTTCCTGCTTAGGTCTATCTTCAAGCGACCATTCACGGTCAGCATCAGGAAGACCAAAGCGATAAACGTTCGCAACGTGATCAATAATGATTGCCCTTTTGTTCGGCCTATAGCGCATTCCTCGCATCGATTGCTGAATAAACAACGTTAGCGAATCAGTTGGACGAAGCATAATAACTGTCTGACAATCTGGAACATCCACACCTTCGCCGTATAATTCTGCGTTAACGAGTATTTGTGTTTTACCCGATCGGAAGTTGACCATGGCTTCCTTCCGTTTTTCCGCTGGCGTCTTACCGTCCACTTGCTGAGCATGATATCCTGCACAATTAAATGCTTTGGCAATATCAATGCTCGCTTGGACGTTATGCGCATATACGATCGTTTTTGTGCCGTCTGCAACTGTTCGATAAGTCTTTAATACATCTCCGAATACTGCTCGAATCTTAACTGCATCATCCATTGACTTGTTGGAATAATCGCCTGTAGATGTACGTTTCAATTTTTCAACATCAATCAATGTTGGTGCATAATAATCAAATGGTGCTAGAAAATGGTTATTTATCAGCCAGTCGATCTGTGGACCGATAATTAAATCATCGTACACGTCCCCCAAACCCTTCCCTGACAGGCGGACAGGTGTTGCCGTGAAACCAACCAATGTTGCATTGTCGAAATGTCTAAATACTCGTTTGTAACTAGTAGCGAGAGAGTGGTGAGCTTCATCGCACAAAATTAGTTGTGGTGTTTTCATTTTTGCTATTCGTCTCGTAACAGTTTGAATCATGCCGATATCGCACAAGCTCATATTCACGCCCCAGTTATCAAACGTTCGTGTCACTTGTTGGATAATCTCTTGCCTGTGGACAACAAAAAGTACACGATTTCCCTTATCGGTAGCAGACTTTGCTATTTCTGCCATTGTTATGGTCTTGCCTGATCCAGCTGGCGATTGCACTAGGACGTGCCTATGTCCGTTTAAAAGCGATTGCTTTGTCTTTTCAATTAACTTCGCTTGGTATGGTCGAATGCCCACGTCTATAGTTCCCCCTTCTTGCAGGAATAGTCACTGCAAGTACTGGATCCCATCCGCGCTCGATTCGAGATGAAATCAAACAATATTTCTTTCCAGTAATGCTTGACCACTCTTTCATACTGTGGCTTTCTCCATTAATCGTGATGATTACAGGACGTGGATCTTTTCCAAATATTGCGTCCTCAGCCGAATATCCCCGAACAATTCGAGAACGGATGCAAGAAGCAGAATATGCTGATCTTTTAGCCCATTCCGAAGCAGTTTTGGTAACTCCTTGGCATAAAATTGTGAAGTTATTACTTCTGTTATTCTGCTGAACCTTTTGGTTTACCCAGCGACAATTAGCAGGCTCGTAATTTCCGTCTACTTTTATGCGATCAATAGTTAGTCCCTTCTCATACCCAGATGCTTGTGCCCAGACGTTAAATGCTTGAAAATCGTGCATCCATTCACTACAAACACGAATTCCGCGAGCACCGTATCGATAAAATTTGTGGTTATTTGGATTGTTGCACCGCTGTTTCATGGTGCTCCACACTCCGTACAAGGGGTTTTCTCTCACTCTGCTCATCACTGTCACCTCCAAACTTAAAGAGGTCCTCAATGGCGCACGCAGTTCGATCATCCAAACGATTTTTGGCAAAGATTGCATCTGAACCTGCAAGGATAACTCCTCGGTGGCTTGTCTTTGTGCTGATGACTACGCGTCCTACAACGTCCGTCAGGCCTAATAGCCCGTCACGCACGCTGTCACGAATTGCTGGTGCATACTGGCTGAACGATTGTCCGGTTTCGCTCGTAACATCTCGTGTGTTCTCCCAAGCGGTTACTAGCACGTTAACTGGTGCGTCCATGAAGATCATGGTCATGATACGAGCAAAGTAATTTGTCCATCGTGAGTAGTCCTGAAGCTCGTTACCAATACCGTTTTTACTGTGCTTGCCCATCTCGACAAACCAGTCTTTTTCGAACGCTGATACGTTGTCGATCACCAGATTGTCATATCCGGAAACACGCTCAGCCAGATTTTTCAGGAACTCTTTCCATTCTTCGCTTGGCTTGCTTCGGTCAAATGGCTGCACATCGATGTTCGGTGCACCGGATAGCACTTTTGAACTGTCATCCAGATCTAGCACAAGTGTTTTGCCATCAAGATTGCGAATGGCTGATGTTTTGCCGACGCCAGGCTTTCCATAAATCAAAACTCGCCAGTTCTTTGTTCGATCAATTGCAGATGCATGTTTAATTGGCTGCATGATTTCCTCCTACTTAATCAATAAATGCTCACCGCGTGGCTTAAGCTCCGCACCAAGCACTTTTTCTCCGGCTTCTAATCGTTCTCGAATCTTGTCTGTATCTGGTTCGCGTTTTATCTTGAATACATCAGCCTGCAAATTGTCTTGATCGATGTAAATTTGCTGTTTTCCGCCATTCTTAGCAACACTGATAGTGAATAGCGGTGTCTTGATTTTGCGTTGATTAGTTTCGTTCATTGCTTCAACCAACCGCTGTGAAATAGTACCGAGATTAGATTGATAAGCTTTAATCCGTGCTTCGAAACGGTCACGTTCTTTTTTGTTAGCTTCAATATCGGCCTTGATTTGGCGAATAACCTGTGCATATCCTTCGGCTTTGTCATTAATTGCATCCACGATTGAATCCATGGTGTCGGCCAATACTTCGGGATCAGTTGTCCCGTCTTCAGCTAGTTCTAATAAACTCGCATATTTTCCTTGTAAGTCGTATAATGTTGACATAATAACTTTCCTTTCTATCAGTCGTTGGCGTGCGGGCCAGCGGCTTTTTTCATAGCTTGTTTGATAATGAATAGGATTGCGTGTGCGCCATCTTCCTGACCCATGGCGTACGTTTGATGAGGGTCTGTGTTGTTCTGGCCATAATCAGTGGCAACCTTGTGATATTTGGCGATCTGGCGGTTCGCTTCGGCTAGAATTCGTTCGTATTCCTCATTAGTCATCACGTCATCCCCTTAGTTTTGCTAGCCGTGCACGCAGCTTCTCATTCTGGACAAGCAACATCTTTGCAATTGGTGTGTGGTTGCCACGAATGATGTCTAACGTCAATTTGTTGTGATCTTTCAGCAAATCACCAATGGTACGTTCTGCTTCATTCAATCCACTGCCTCCAATTTCCGCTGTGGCCTAAGCAGTGACCAATGATCACGCCGAAGCCACCAGCAATTAGTAAATAACCAATCATTTCTCCGCCCTCTTACTGATTTCTGGAAAGTGGCTCTGCACAAAATCGTCAAATGGAATTGGCTTGCATAAGTAGCTCGACTTTCCGCCATGTGGGTACATCACAATACGATCTCGAAGTTCGCGTTCATACGGAGAAAATACGTTCCGCTTAAACCATTCCTTGTCACGGTGATACCGGTTTTTCAGGTCTGTAACATCCCACCAGCGACGATAATCAGCGTCTCGCTTCAATTGCTCGTATCCTGAACGGTCAACGATTGTCTTGTCTTCAGGTAGCGTGATAGTGATTTCGGGGTTAATCTTCAATGTTGTTTCCATGGCATTTCCTCCTTTCCTACGATGCTTAATTTAAAATGATTGCGCTTCCTTTATTTGTGAGATAATAGAAATATCTCATGATGAAGGAGGCGAATTCCATGTATCATACAGGCGATAAACCAGGTACCGGTAATTACAGATGTATCAACTGCGGTGAGATCATCACTCTCGACCAGTCAACGGACACGCTTCCACCGTGCCCATCTTGTAACGGAACCAACTGGATAAAGCTTTAAATCTTTGACGAGGTGGCTTAGGCCACCTTTTTGTGTTTGATGAACATGCATTTACCGAAAATCATGATCCAACGGCACGTAAACTTGCCTTCATCGTTCGAATAGTTTGTCTTGAAAAATCCTGTTTTCATTACATTTCCTCCTTTCCTGTGATCGCCTCCTGACGGATAATGAAACCGAAAGGAGGTGATTATTTTGGAGCCTAAAAAGATTGATGATGCTCTGCAACGGGCAGTCGACAAGCTTGAGCCAGAACTCAACGTCACTATTCATGCTAGTGACGTTATTGACGCTGTTTCTGAGTCCAATAAGGACAGCAAAAGTTTCTCAATTCGTTTAATTCAGGAAACCCTGCACGAACTTTTTGATGATCGCAATTAATCGCTTGTGATGGCCGTTAATTACGATGTTGGTACTCATGCCTGCTGAAATCCTAGAGTGCTCATTGGTGTCGCTGGCATTAATGGGCATTTTTTTATTGCGTTCGTTCATACCGTCATCCCCTTTTGCTGTGACTGCTTATATTTGACGTATTCGATAGCTCGCTTCCAACGATCTTTGTCGATTTGATTAGCAGTTAATCCCTGGCCGTCAGTCATCTTCTTAACTAGAATTGCCATTACCTGATCACTGATACCGAGAAATTCCGCGATTTCGAGCTGCGACAAATTCAAATGTAATAAGTAGCCTTTCCAGTCATTACGATTAGCAGTCCAATTGAGCTGCACGTTTACCATGTACTCACCTCCTGTATTTAATTAATTAATCAAGCAGTTGAAATTAGGTATCGAATGCGGTACTATTTGTGCATAGCAAATAGCCGAATGTAGTTACTCTTACCGGTCATCTCGTCAAAGTGTCAATCGGTAAGGGCTTGTTCGTATATTGCTCAATTACTTGATGAACTTATAATAATCGAATTCGGTACTTTTGTAAAGCCGTTTTTACCAAATTCGGTATTTATAACGTTCTCTCGAAAGAGGGATGCTTAGAAAATGATGTTTGACCGCATAAAAGAAACAGGAAAAAAGCTTAACTTGAACGTAAAAGAGATTGCCATAAAGGCAGGAATTGGAGAAAACGCAATCTACCGTTGGAAAACCTCTCAACCTTCTGCTGATAAGCTACAGGCCGTAGCAGACGTTCTTCATGTTTCTGTGGACTATCTATTGGGGAATACGGATAACCCTTCACCTAAGTCATCAGTTAAACCACCTGACCTTGCCGACGACAATCTTTTTATGTATCAAGGTAAGCCTATTCCAGAAGAGGACATGGAAACTCTCCGTTACATTCTTGACAGTTATCGTAAGAAAAAGGGTAAGAACCATGAATGAAATGCTTGCTAATGTTCTCAACTATGCATATGACCACAACATCAGCTATAGCATGGTACCCTTTGACAACTCCGAAACACCACCAACTTGCGACACTGAATTGAGGTTGATTGTTCTAAACTCAAACTGGTATCAGCCAAACGAGATGGCCTTCCAAGCGGCACATGAATGCTCACATGTTCTAAACGGGGATCGTGGAAAATTTAAATATTCAAACTTTTATTCCAAAAGTAGAACTGAGGGCAATGCTAATAAGCGAGCACTTTCAATTGTCATTCCGATGTACTTTAAAGATCTAGAAGCTGATGAAGCGAATCTATTTCAGTTTATGAATGACCTAGCAATACCAAGTTGGCTTGAAGACGCTGCGTCATCTTCAATTAATTCATACTATCAACGCAATCTTTTAATTTAGCCAAGGACTATGCTACGTCCAAACCCTGATCGACGTTAAAAGCTGAATTTTTTTGGAGGGATTCATCATGAAGAAGCTCAAGATTAATATTTGGACTGGCATTTATAACATTTTTGCATGTGTTATCTTCGCCTCGTCTTGGTTCATCATCTTTTCAACCGCATTTAGCGATGCTGCAAACAAGACCAATGCAACTGGTGGTGCTGCCACATTCTTCTATGCTGTTGCTTGGATTGGCGTTGTGTTAAATGCTCTTGCTTTATGGCAAAGCTATAAACACAACATTTCGTTAGTGGGCGGTGTTTTGGGCGTAATTGGTTCGCTTTGCTTTGGTTTGACCGCTGCAATGGCATTTCCAGCTATTGTTTTGTTGATTATTGCAATTGTATTCCTGTTCTTACAGCACCCTCGCAATAAGGCAGCTATTTAGCATATATTCTTCCCCCACGCAAGCGGCGTCCCCGTGCAAGCCGGAGAGTGGGGCTGAATACAAAATAAAAAGCGCCTACCCCACCGACCAAAGTGAACGGGTAGACGCTAAACAATTACTCGGAGTCATAAGGCTCTTTGTATACACAATTGTACCAGAAAAGGAGGAAGATTGCATGGCAACATTTAGGAAACGCGGCAAGTATTGGGAATACAGGGTTAAGTATACGGACTCTGCCGGTAAACAGCTGGTTGCTTCACACGGTGGGTATCGTCTCAAATCATCTGCACAAGACGCTGCAGAAGCTGTAGAAGATGACCTCAAACGTGGTGGCGATCCTTCCAAAGCTGGAACACTGTTTTTAGATTATTGGGATCAATGGATTGATGCTTATAAGTCAGGCGATAAGTCCCTCAATACTGAATATAGATACACGTTGCTAAGAAAACATTTGAAGTCACGTTTTGACGGCCGTGAGCTTGGCTCAATCCGTCCAATCGAATGGCAACGTTTCTTGAACGACTTTGCTGCCGGTAAGGACCGCAAGAAAGAGACCACACGCAAAGGCCCTCGCGAACGCTCAAAGGATATTGTCAGCAAGATGAATAGCTATGTCCGCTCAATGGTTAAGGCAGCCATCAATGATCGTCTGCTCTTTTCTGACTTCACTTTTGGTGCCAAGGTTGGTGGAATCCGTTCAGGAAGCAAAGTTAAAGTGCTTGATCGGGACGACTTTGCACAGGTTAAGTCTCAGGCGGCCGAGAAGGCTTCATATCGAAGCATAGGGGCGCTTGCAGTGTATTTAGGGGCAATGACAGGCATGCGGGTTTCTGAGGTTCTAGCACTCACGTGGGCTGATATAGATACTATTAACAACGTGATACATGTTACCCGTTCTTGGGATCATCAGTATGGGACTGGATTCAAGCCTACAAAAACCGAAGCGTCAATACGAGATATTGAAGTGTCACTAGCAGTTATTAAGCTACTCGAGCGTATTCATCAAGAGCAAATGGCAGCATACTTGCGAACTGGTTATAGAGATCCCGATCAAATGATCATGCGGAATCAATGGCACACGGTCATTACTGACACTGCCTGCAATAAGGCACTTGCGATTTTGCAAAGCGATGCAGGGATCCCAAAAGAAAAACAAATTACTTTCCATGGCCTTCGTCACAGCCACGTTAGCTATCTGATTAGTCAAGGCATTGACATCTATTACATCTCAAAACGTCTTGGCCATTCAGACATCACGATCACCATGCGAGTATATGGCCATCTTTTAGACTCTCAAAAAAAGAAGGAAGCTCTGAAAGCCACGGCTGCCATGGATCGGCTTTGAATATCTTTGTCCCCTTTTTGTCCCCCTCAAAACAAAAACAAAGCCCTCCTAACATTAGCTAGGAGGGCTAAAACGTTGATTTAAAGGCATTCTATAAAGCTAAAAGAGACTAAAGAACGCTAATAAATGCCGCGAACAGGAACAATATATGCCTATTGTATCAGCGCTTGTAACGTTCTTGGTCTCAATTTGGTCTCAATTAAAATTTCTCAAAATAAAGTGCAATTAAAATAACTAGATTATTTGCGCTAAAAGTACCATTTTGAATGTCATAATCGCATTGTTGCAGCGATTTTACAATTTTTCTTGTGTTTTGCAACTATGTAATTTATGCACAAAAACAGCCCTCCACCCGCATTAGCGAGCAGAGGGCTGTTTGTTATCGGATATACAGGCTTTCGCCAGGATAAATCAGACTGTTAATTGTCTTGCCATTGTTAGCCGCAAGCGTGTACATGCTGATGCCATACTTACTGGCAATACTCCAGAGGCTATCATCAGAGCGGACTGTGTAGTACGTGTGGCTTGCCACAATTGAATAGTTTGCGCCAAAACTCGGAGAACGTCTCCGGGGTGAATCACACTATTGATCTTCTTTCCGTTGTTAGAGGCCAACGTATACATGCTCATTCCCACTCAATTGTAACGGTCGATTACAATCGTTGTTACAACGGCATTTATGCCAGTTTATTATTCATTGGCGGAGCTGCGGCGGAGCAACAACCTGATTACCATTAAACTTCACCTTAGATTCCTTTGGTGCTGCATAGGTTATATGACCTGACATCATCTGTGCTAGTTCCTTATCTGCACCAACATACATGTGCGCATAGTGCCTTAACGTAATTTCCGGGGATGAGTGTCCCAGCCGTTTAGACAGAACAAGCACTGATACATTGAACTCATTAATCAAGTAACTAGCATGACTATGCCGAAGTCCTTTACCTTGTATCGGGTGAACATTGGCCAACTTGGCGTACCGATGGATAATACGCATGAGCGTTGATTTCAGCATCGGGCTTCCGTCATAGCTAAAGACAAAATCGTCCTGCTTACCAAAACCATTCTGAGTTTGACGCTTTTTCCAAACACGGAGCACCTTCAAAGTATCCCGATCTATGGAGATAGTTCTCAAACCGCTATCAGTTTTGGTGTAGTCATGCCGTTTCCAATTTTGTTTGGTCTTGATTACCAGCATGTGAGTAACGCGTAATTGTGCATGCGTGAAGTCCACGTCCGCCCATTGTAGCGCCATCCCCTCATTGACACGAACACCCGTCATAAAGTAAACATACAGCATGACAAAGTTCAGGTGTTCGTAGTAGTCGCTAGTACAAATCTGGTTTAGTACGGTTTGAAACTCACTCTTAGTCCAATACGGCACCGTAGCACGTCCCTTAGATATCGCCTTAACACGCTTTGACACATTACTAGGTAAGTAATTCATCTCAACCGCAAAATCCAACGACTTACGAAACATACCGAAAACTAAACTTGCATAGCTCTGCGAGTAACCAGCGTCTGTCAGCAGCCAGTTCCTAAAGCCCTGAACCTGCCTAACATCCAGCTTTCGTAATTCTACATCTCCAAACTTTTGTACGAAGACGTTTAACGCAGTCTTACGCGTTTCAAACGTTTCCTTTTGTACGCTAGCTTGGTATGCAGGAATATACGATTTTCGCATGTACACACCATAAGTTAACGCATAGACGGTATGGCCACTCTCACGGTCAAATTCTGCCTTTAATCGTACAACTTCCTTGTGCGCGGCAGTCGCTGACTTGAACAACTGGCCATCCGCGTCTTTTTGGCTCTTTTTCCGGATTCTTTTTCCGGTACTTTCATCCACCCCCAACTGTATATCATAGTAGTAGCGGCCATTTTGGCCACTGTATACACCAGCGAACTTAGTCTTTGGCATCGTCTGCATCCTTTCGAATGGATGCTCCAATTATCGCCTCAACCGCTGCAACCGGCACCCGACCTAGGCGTCGATTGGTATAAAACTCATATCCTTGTTGTACCATGCTCCGCTTGGCTTGTCTAATCAATTCGGCAGCGGTATTTTCACGATACCCAAGCGATATTAGGTCTTTTTTAGTAACTGTGTTGTTTTCCATTTAAGGGCCTCCTTCATTCCCATAATCGACAGTGTTTTTTAATTTCCAGACGGTCTTTATACCGTCTTCCTGTTCTAACTCGCCTTCTCTCGTAATATCAATCTGATAAATTGCTACATCTGTTTCTAGCGCACTATCTGAACCGCTCAGATGACCAACAACAAAATTCGGTCTAAATAATGTGAAATAACTTTCATCTAGATCACAGTAATCCACAGTCGGCTGCTTTAGTCCATGGCTCACAAAGTACCGTGGTTGATGATACGCGTGCGGTATTTGCATAAGCTCCTTAGTTATATACTTAGTAATATAGTTAGCTGCCTTACGTTTATCAGCAATATGGCTTACTGTACTAAAGCCCTTTTCCCAGCTATCAGCATTGTATATCTGCAATCCTTTTTTCTTAATTAGCCGTTGACTCTTGGGATAACGCGCCGGTGTTAAAGGTGGCGCAAGTCCACCAGTAACACCATGAAAATGAATTCTGCCTGTTGATGGATGAAGTTCAGGGATAAAGAGATAATCAAACCTCCCAAACTTTTCTCGCTGATACTTTAACCAGGCACGCAGACGATTTCGTGCATACACATAGTTTTTTGCGTTCACTTTCGAGTCATCAAACGTAAGCGTCCAAAACAGATTGAACGGATTTGCCTCTAGATAGTATTTCACCTTTCTCTTAATCCTAAATGCCTGCTGCACGAGTTGAGTTTCATCACTATCTGACACGTTTATAGGCATATTCGACTCTGGATTTTTCAGTAATTTCGGAGCTTTGTGAACCCTTGGTACGCCATATTTCACAATTTCGATATGATCTTCAAACGTAATAACTTTGGCGTTGTATTCATACTCACCGCTATTCTTACTCATTGTTTCAGCTTATCTTGCCTGTATGTCAAGTAACAGGCAAGTCCTTGCTGGCAGTCGCAGCTTGTGGCGTCCCGCCACCGCCACGCCTACCAGCAAGCATTGTAAGTGTTGCTTTGAATGGCAGTTTATCTTCATCATATTTTGGCGGTAAAAATGCTTTTGGCCCATCCCAATTCAGACCATCCAACCATATAACACCACCAAATTCTTTCGCATCAATGAACGGCAAATTATGGTGACTCTCTCCAAACACTTCCTGAGCTTGCTGAGGCGACGTTCTACCTAAGCTGATACGCATTCCCAGTGAACTTCTAGCTTCCGTTGGAAGTACAGAGGCGGGCATCATTTGCCCCGCTACAATAACCGAGATAGAACTCTGCCGTCCCTTTGTAATCAAGGACAACAGTTTGGCGTTGAATTGGGGATATAGTTTGTCGGCTGTTTTCCTCTGCTGATCCTCAGCCTTCATGTTTGCAACCAACGACAGTAGTTCATCAACGACAAGTAAAATCGTACCCTGATGAAATTTTTCGCAATGCGTAATATCCCGCTCATCATCGGGATCTGCATTTAGCTCCTTGTATCGCTGATCCATGATTTTGCACAATTCGTCAACGAGCTGAATTGCCTCTTCCGCATTCATGGCAACCTTACCAATACGCTTCATCGACTGACCCAAGAACGCTGCCTTACCATCGATCGTATACACGACATTATCGGGATTATTTACCAAGAAGGATATAATCAGGACCTTTAGCAAACTAGTTTTCCCCGTTCCTGTTGGACCGACTATCAACCCCATCGGCTGTTTAGATGTTAGCGACATTCTGCCAGTCAATTGAATATTGATCTTTTCGCTTGTCTGCAACGCGTCCAAACGGTTGATTGTAATTCGCTCATCCTTATTGTGAGTTAGGTTAATTTCGATAATGCCGTTTCCAGACTTCTTATCACGAATTTCCCAGTAAGCTGTCGTCTCCTTGGTGAGGAATGCAACCAGGCGGCGTCCAATATCCGCTTCGAAATCCGAGCTGACACGGCCACCCGTTAGTAGCGTGATCTTAACTTCATCATTCGAGACCACATATCCCCATCTTACGTATGCGACATGGCCAGTCACGCCTTGCTTAATCAAATTAACGTTTTCCGAAAATTGCCAAAGCAAACGTTCCATCTTCCAACGTTCAACTGGCGAATATCTACTGTGGAGATATCTCCAAGCCCCAGCAAGAGACACAACTACTCCAAGTAGTCCAAGCATCAGGATAATTGGCCATAGATCTAATTCCGATTTTTGGCCAATTATTTTAGCCCACGTCCACTTAGCGCAGCTCCAGAGAATGATTAGCACTGTAACACATGCCCAGACCTTAAACAATAATCTTGACCGTACCTGCTTGCGTTGATCAACCTCATCAATGGATTCATAGATGCTCAGCTTCGCAGTATGCGTAGAGACTGGCAAAAATCTGCTAATTGCTTCCCTTGTTTTTTCTATCATTCAAGAAATCCTCTTCAAAGTCTCCTACTTGCTGGCCGGTAAAAATTCTGTACGCAGCTGCAATCAAAGACTCAATTCTTTCAACATCGAATGCGTCACGGTTCGTGAGACAATATTGAGCTTCATTCAAGTACGCCCAAACAGATAGCTTCTTTTTTTCACTCATACCTACGCCTACTTCCCATCGCTAATATTCATAACAAGCTTCACGTCACGCCAGCCACTAGTACGCCCCGCGCTCCACTTAAGCATTACCTTGGCGTCTTTCAATTCAATCTCTGTGCCCAAAAGTTCTGCCTCAGAAATTTCCAGCAGATCCTTCTCATCCCCAACAAGTTCCAGTGCATACGTCTTTAAGTCCTCTACCCCGTCGCCAGATTTCTCCAATGTTTTGGCAAGTTCAGCATCTACTATTTGGCATACTACCTTTGCGACCGATCCGTTGATTGGATCACCGTTATCTGCGTAGCGCGGACTTTTTGATACCGATACCACGCGAGCTGCTTTTGGCTTCTCAACATTGCTAATTTCAACTTCTGAAAGTTTGACCTTGGCTAGTTTCATGCATTTCTCCTTTTCTGGATAAACATCCAACACAGTTTTAATAGACTAACTTTTATCAAAGGCCTTTGATTGACTACATCTTATCTTCAATTACGCCCAATATATATATCAGGCTTCGCCAATATCTTGACACCTGAAAAACCGGGTATTGACGTATCGGAAAAGATGTGCATCAAAAAAGGCGAAGTTTTAAAAACTTCGCCCTAAGTGACTATTTTGATATTTGTTGGAGAAACTGATTCATTATCAGCGGTGTTACCCGATAATCAACAAATCTTTTTAATGGTTCACCAAGTTGCTTAAGTTCGAGAACCTCACCTAACCCTTCTCTCGAGACACCGCCAGAATCAATCTTATCTATTAGTGGGATTCCTGCGGCAATGCTTTCGTTATCAGCACTACTTTCGAAGTTAATTACTGTCGCTATTTTCGTTTCTTGATTCCGAACTCTTGTGAATTTGTCCCACTCATTCAGCAAGTCGCTTTTTATTCCTTCATATATTTGTTGAATCGTATTGTTCGGAATCCTAAGAGGCTGTGTCTGCTTTATATCATTAATAAGGCTACCTAGTCGGTTATTTTGGAATTGCGCTTCATTACACACTGACTCAAATACATTAGGCAGATAGTTTCTAATTTCATAATTAGACCCCCAAATGCACTCATACACATCCTTAAAATTCAAGGTATCTACAAATCGTAGATAGTACTTGGAAGAAGGCACTAGATAAGGATTCTGACGCGTATCCAATCGGGGAATAGGTGCGGTTATGGAGTCAACCATCGAATAACTTACTTCGTGTTGGTAACTTGGAGCCTCATTATACTCTTTTGCATTCTTGAACCCAGCAGTTTGATATTTGGATACGCCCTGCTCCTTCATACGCCGCTTGAGTCTTTCTGAAAACACCCTGTAGATAAACCAGACCGTATCTCCATATTCGCCGAATGCTTTTTCCCTCGCGGCTACAGTGCTCATATCTATTCGTACCATATTAGCTCCTTGGCATTATACTCCGGATTTTTTTCGATTGTCGTCTTTGCACAGCATTTGCAAATTGGAGAGTACTGTATGCCCACCTTGAGACCAAGGAGTAATATGATCGCCCTCCATCTCGTCGTACTCAAAATGCTTGCCGCATACCGGACAGATTCCATTCTGTTTTGCGTATGCTGCTCGCTTGTCCTTAGGCTTAAATGCCCGAATTGATAATACGCGCTCTGGCCCGCCAAGCACGTACTCAAATATCCCCTTCTGCTTGGTAACATCCTCGTCCTCTATCAGCTCGCTAACTCTAGCTTCGAGCGTAGCCGGATTATACGTATTCTCATGATAAGTATCGTATAGAAACCCCCATTCAATCCCCTTCATCAGCTTACGATAGTTAGGAAAAATAGAGGTTGTCCAATTAATTACGTTTTGAAAGTATAGCCACAGTTCGATTGCCGTTTCATCGTGCTGGTGCTGCGCCATGTACTCCTCAAGCTCAATATCCTGTTTCGACGAGATCCACTTGAGTGTGGTTTCCAAAAAGTCTTGTCGAATAGCAGAACCATTTAAATAGTCACCGCCAATCTGATATGCGGGACACTGTGATTTCGAAAAGTACTTCTTGGCATCTGTCAACCATGGCCCCGTATAGATTGCATTTCTAAGTTCTTGTGCAGTAAGCTGCTCCCCAACAGTATTGATCACTTTGAACCAATCCAATTTTTCTCGATCTGTACCAGTACAAATATAAACCGTCAGAGGATAGTCCAATATTTGCTGCTGTTCTTCCTGTGTGAGCGTGTGAAAGTACTGAAAATTGATGGAGTAATCACCCTGTACAAATTGACATATTGAGATTGTTCGCTGCTGTCCATCTAAAATTTCATAGTGTCCATCTTCTGCAACAACCCAATACATAACATTCAGTGGGAACCCCTTGCGGACGGTATTAATAACTTCATCACGTTGCTTAGGTTTGTAGACGAATTCACGCTGAAAGGCCGGACGAATATTTAATTTTCCGTCATATCCATATACACCATCTTCATCGGAATCTACATATCCGTTTACGATTTGGCTTACTGGAATATCCTTTTTCTCAATTTGCATGCGTTTGGCCTCCCTTGTTGCGAATTAACACTCTCTTGTACATTGATTTAACGGTGCCATCTTTTTTAGTCAACAAAAGCCCTGAACTTTTTACATCAACAATTTCAAACTGATCTGGATTGTACCGCGTCATGTAAGTAATTGGCACACCAATGACACCAAAGTAGTCACAAGGAATATCCGCAACCCGGGATACCTCAATGGCATCATAGTTATCATATTTTGGATATATCTCTGGAGAATAGTTCTTGAAGATTGTCAGCTTTTCGTGACGTTGTGTCGTATCTAAGTTGGTATACCAGCAAATGTTTCCCATTCTCCGCCATTTTTGTCCATTTTCATCAATCTTGAAATCCGTTTTCTTCGCCTCATAGCTTTCAGGTACCTTAAACCAAAAGTGTCCAGAATTGTACCCTAGCCAAATTTCGTTGGCCATAATTGAAGGCAGTACCTCTTTATAGGTAATTGCGTTGAGATTACCAATCACTAGGAATGTTTTGTGAAAAGCTCTTAACTGTGCGATGTAATCAGTAAATAGACTGAAAGGGGGATTGGTTACGACAATATCGGCTTCTTTAAGTAACTGAATTGCTTCCGGACTTCGAAAATCGCCATCTCCAGTTAGTGGTGTTTCAACGTAATCCGGTAAAAATGCAAGTTGTCCAATCTTGTCATCTTGTCTAATTATTTCCAATTTATAACTGGGTTTGTCGGATTCATAGTGCGTAGATATTAGTTTTTTTAGGCCTAACATGTAAAAGTTAATCTGAAAGTATTTCCAGAAATTACTGATGGCTGGATCATCACAATTACAAAACACAACCTTATTCTTGAAATACTCACGATAATGGCGTAACTCGTTTTCAATCATTGAAATATCAGTATAAAACTCATCTGTTTTTCCAGCACGTGATACATGAAGGTTACTGTTTGTTTGCTCTTTCACGTTCATTACTCCAATTTATTATTTTATCTCTGTACATGTCTGTCATTGACTCTGAGATAGTAGGTAGCCAGACTAACAGACGTATTGAGTAGTAGTTCCGCCTCTGCTGCCTGAATTTTTACTCGTTCATTGCTAGCATGTGCATCGCCATCTTTATTGCGCATTTCTGCGATTAAATCGGTGATTCCATTTAAGTGACTAATCATTTTCGTAATACGTGGATTCCACTCCCGAGAAGGTCTCATTCCCAATGCTTTAACCACTAAATTACGATATTGACCAATATCGCCATTACGCTTACACTCTACGTCGTTATCGGACAATATTTGAAGAAACACCTCTTCGATAAGTGTTCTAGCCTTTGTAACTACGCTGTCAAAATCATTATCCTGCAAGTCATCTTGTCCCTGGGCCAACAACTCTGAAATGTATCCTGAATTGATCCTCTTGATCGGCACGAGGACTTTTACATTCTCATCTGCTGCGATAATTTCCCACGAATTACCACTAGATACGAGTTTTAAGTTGCTGTAGAGAAGAATGGCGTTTATCTCTCTGATTACGCGCTGCTTAATTGCGTCTGCTACAATCAGGATGTCCTTAGATTCATCACCAGTAAGGCCTTCCAGAATAAAGTTATCAATTTCCTTCAGTTGCGAAAACTGACTTCCAGAAAGATACTCATTAATCACAGGTCGCAACTGTGCTGGTGAAAATAGAAACGATAATAAAGAAGCCGTTCGATCATTTGCATGAGTTGCACTGATTATCGAACTCATTCGGCGTAATCTGTTTGAACCTTCTGGATTTGGAGAACCAAATCTGGATCCCAGAGCGTCAAGATCTGCATTTGTTCGGTAAGTTATCCACGGTCGGTCAATCAAGAAAGTTGTAATATCTGTGTTTTCCAGTAATTTAAAATTTTCTGACTCCAATGCCGTTTCCCCCACAGTATTAATAACTTATTTAATTATATATCCTAAGCCCATAAGTGCCAAGCACTCTACTGTGTATTCTCGCAAGTTCATTTTTCCGCCAGACTAAAAAAGGCCACCAGAACCAAGTAAGTTCTAGCAGTCTTAAATGAGTTTTCGATTGATTGTCCACCATAATTAGGCGGAGTTTCGGCGGAGCACCATATTTTTTTGGCGGAGTTGGCGGAGTTTGAGCTGCCTTGAGCAAATCCAAAATGCCTCTGTATCACTCTTTCTAGCTCAAATTGGCCTACATCGCTATTCCCACTCAATCGTTGCATGTAACTGAGATGATCACCATTAATTGACCTGTACCTGTTTTGTACCTGCAAATAGCCTTTTTAAATGTTTTTTGTTATTCACCATACTAACAAGCCTGCTTGTTAGTATAGTTGTCGTTATTTTAGAACCCTAAGCTTGAAACGTCCAGAATCTTTTTTTTCATCGCTTTTCAATCCAAGCACCTCGCTAGCTTGATCCACATTTAAACCAGTTTTAAATGCTACTGAATTCAGTGTCTTTAGTGCTCCGTTCGAGGTAAATGAAATGGCACTACCAAGAAATGACGGGAGTTCGGTCGGTATGCTGTCATCAAGAGGTTCTTCTTCACGCCACCCATTTCTGTAAATAGTCTGTCTTAGAAAAAGAGCCTGAGAATCAGAAATAAGACCAAGTTGATTACCACGATAAATTAATGACTGAATTGATACCTTCCAGTGTTCCTTCAGTTGTATTAAATAATTCATGTTATTTCTGATCATGTCAAGTGCTATACCTTTTGCAGGCATTAATATTGCTCCGGCAATATGTTGTGCCTCCGATTCGATAGTCCTCCTGTTATCTGTGTTTTGAACATCAGATTCAGAATAGTGCGAATGAAGCAAAATGTGACCCAACTCATGCGCTAAATTAAATCGTATTCTGACACTAGATTTTCGTCTAGAATTTAAAATTATATACGGTCTTTTGTTGATCCATCCCGTAACGGCGTCAACCTTTTCGCTTTCAAGATCCGCGAACTTAACGCGTATTCCCATTCTCTCAACTAAGAGTGTCATATTTGTTATGGGACCGACTCCCAGATCATAATCTTCTCTCACGTTTTCTGCCATTTTTTCAACATAGTCAAATGACAAGGGGGTAAACTTCGATAAAGTATTCGCATAAGCTTGCGGCTTAAATGCTGGTAATTGTAACTCTCGATCTAAATCTTGTTCAACATATGCAAAAAAGAGCGCATTGTATTTTGCTTGAAGCACTTTCCGCTTTGGCAGCACTGCTGCCTTACGGAAAAAAACTGGACCAGCAAACGAAGGAATTTTTTGATTCACCAAAAAAAACTGATGATTGACTCCGAAGTGACGTGCCAATGCCTCAATTCCACGAAAATCAGGTTCACGTTCTCCTCGTTCCAGCATTGATATATAGTTCGCACTATAGCCAGTCTCTTTCCCGACTTCCGCAAGACTCTCACTCTTTAAGCGCCGTAGAAACGAAAGCTTGCTTGACTCGAAGTGACCACTAAGACGAATTAACGACATTCTGCCTCACCCTTTACTACTATCTTGTTTGAAACGACGAAACTCCTCTGGACTAAATGCTGCCATCTGTTTAGCAGTAGTTTTAATATCTCGCCTTTCACCACCAGATGACACGCTTAGCCCTGTGGGCAAACTAACACCCTGCAAACGTCCATTCTTACATGGTTTCCCCAAGACTGCAAACTTTGGGATTTGTGATTGATACCCGTGATTGAGTTCAAGATATGTTGCCCCTTTATAGAGTTCCTCATCATCGAACAAAATCAGTCGAGAATCATATTCATCAAATAATGCCATACGAAATTTTGCATCTCGACTAATTGAGTGTTTGGTTCGAGTCTGATTTACCGTTATTACTACTTGACCATCACGACTGTGTAATTGTAAGAAAAGCCCTTTATTTTGTGGGACTTCACCAAAATCATAACTAAATGGGATCACCTTCTGATCACAAGCCCGGGCCAAAGCGCACTCAACAGCCATATTCTTATACTCTGGAATTAACTTCTTTGCTCTGGGGGTCATCAAAAAATCAGGAGCTTCTGCACCCAAAAAATTTTGAACTGCTTGATAACTCGCAGCAACGATACCCCCCATGAGAATTCTTTGTGTCGGTGTAACTGTGTGTTCCAAAAGTGAAAAAACAGATTTGGGAGCTGGAACAAATTTTGCTGAGAAGACCATTGAAATCTCCGCCTTTCACATCGTTTAAACTATATTACATCTTTATGACTTTTTTGTAAACAATGTGATTTATACACAAAAATAGCCCTCCACCCGCATTAGCGAGCAGAGGGCTGTTTTGTAATGTACTTAAAATGGACTGGCGGAACTAATGCTGATTTGCAAACGATCAAGCGGTTCTCCAAACATGCCGGCGTATGTGTCTGTGTACTGTGGCAAACTCGTGCCATCATCACATACAACGCCGAGCCAGCCAGCCCGTTGTGTCGTCTGACTGCGGTAATACGCTTGCTGGTACGACTCACCAGCAGGAGTAAGAAAGATGATCTGGACTCCATCAATCACTTCGCCAGCATTACCGGCACAGCCGTTGACCGTATCATTGCGATCACCTTTGGCTACCCAAGGCAGCCAACCACTTTGAACTGTGTGGACGCGATACTTAACGCTACCATGATCAACTTTGATGTACAGCAGATCATGCTGATAATTAGGCATACCAGCAAAACCGTTGTCACCAGATCCGAAGTTGGTCACCTCATCAAGCCAACGGACACCGAGCAGATGCAGACCGTAGGCTACGTTGACATTTCTAGTTACAATTGCTTGTGGACGCGCGCTTTGTGCTGCTGGTGCGCTCTTAGATGCATCTACGGTAGTTGTCCCATTAGCAAGGTCGGCCGCCAGCTTCTCCTTTGTAATGCCCCAACGTGCTAGATAACCATAAGGATCAGTGTGATCACCCCAAATATGCTGTGTTACCCACAAATGAGACTTGATGCCAGGTGTTCCAGCACCGCCAGCATCCAAACTAGTCGGAATGCCATATTGAGCAGCCATATCACGTGCAAGCTCAATATAAACGGCATAATCCTTCTTGAAAGTTTCGGGATCACGAGTGTGGCCCAATTCAATTTGGACCGGGCTGTTAGCATTTGCCACTGTCCCAGCGCCCCACTGAACATAACCAGGTTCACCAACTTGATAAACCTGACCGCCATCGCCCACAACAAATGCCGTATAAGCAATTTCAGCAGCAATATTGTTTTTGAAGTAAGCGGCATTTGCACGCGCGCCAGATTCGGCACCTACATCATGCAGGATAATGTAAAGTCGATTAGCTACTTGCGATGAGCCTTCATTTGCACCCAAAGCAAATTCTTTGTTGATGGTATAACTCATACTATTTTGCCTCCTCACTAGCTACTGAAGCAACAGATTCCGGAGCTGACTCCGCCGGTGCTGCAGAAGACGTCTCTGGAACCACTTCACTAGCAGCAGAAGTTGCCTGATCAGCTGCTTTATCCGCTTGCAGCGCCTTAATTTGATCCTCTAGCGCCTTGATCTTAGCCGCCTTAGTGGTAATAATGCCGGAGTAGGTTAATGCTTGCTGGCTATCACTTAACCCTTGGGTGGTTGGATCGACTGCCACTCCGACAATGGTCAACAGTGCAAATACGGCATTGACCACTGCGGTGAGTTCCTTACCCAAGTTGGCAAAGTCCCAGTTGTAACCGAAAACCGCTGCTACCGTTTGAACTACCAACAAAGAAGCTGGCACCAAAGCCAGCCAGAATTTGACGCTTAATAATCGTACTTTCCAATTAATCTTCATGGTTATCTTCTCCTTTAATGCCTACGTTAGCTTCTAATCGAGTGATTCTTACCGAGTGACTGCCAAGCTCGTCATCGTGTGCTTTCAGATGAGCATTCAAGTCTGCCAGCGATTGTTCATGCAGTTTTAGCTGACGATTAATTGTCTCTGAAAGCATTTGAATATCAGAACGCAATGGATCTAAGGCAATCTTTTTGAACAGCCAGCTGCCCGCACTTACACCCACCCCTATGATTGATATGAACTCCGCCCAGTCAGCCATCGTATATCCCAAAAATGTCACTTTCTCACTTCTTCCATAAGGATGTAACGGCTAGTTATAGTTGACTCAATTTTCCGATGTTTTGCTGCTATCTGTGCCCTTTTTTTCAGAAGTCAAAGAATCCTCTGTGTCATAAAGCAATTGCTGAAATTTGGCAATGTCAGCTCGAACTTCTTTCTTGTTCGCGTCATAGAGTGCCTGATTCTGAATTGATTGATTGACCGTATTGGCTCCATTTCCTTCTTGGTCAATAGTTGCGTTCAAATAAGCGACCTGAACATCACCAATGGTGGATGTACCTGTAAGACTGATGCTCTTGTTAGTTTTCAATGTCATGATTACTTCTCTCATTTTTCGAATGCTTCATACAACGCTAAATATGCATCAAGATCGGGTCCGCCTATTTCGTTCTCATCAACGTAGTCACTGATGATTCGCTGAACATCGTCAATGTGATTCACATAGGTACCACCTTCGATTTCGGCCTTCTGCTCAAGCCATTCACCATGAACCTTGTTGTACTCACGAGCTAGGTCGGGATTCAGCTGAATATTACCGTTCGAATCTGTTTTTGATTCTCCGTTCTCGTCTTTAAGAGCATACTGAGCGACTAAGGCTTGCTCATCCTCACCAGCAGATTTCAAAGTTTGCTTTAACAATTTGATGAACTTGGCAAGCGCCAGAGCATCCCTGCCCTTAACTTTTATTTGTTCAACAAGTCTGTATACGTTAGCAATATTTGCATTTTCAAGTGTGATTTTCATGTTTTCCTCCCAAATTAAAAGCGCCAGCCTATGCCGTCGCTTTGAGTTCATCGATTTCAGTTTTCATTTGTGCCAGCAACGGCAAGAGCGCTGCCGCGATCCGGTCGTACTGGATCCCTTCAAGCTCACCATCTGGCCCACGGACAACCAGATCCTCAAGACCGGCAGCTTCCAAATCCTCAGCAATCAGGCCAAAGTTGGTCTGTGGTAACTCTTTTTGCTCGCCGCTTGCATATCGCTCCATGGCTGCCTTGTCCAGCCAGTGAGCCGTCGGTAACGTCAGCAGCTGCTCAGCCAACTCGGTTGAACGATCGCGCTTAATGTTGACCTTGTACTTGCTGGCAGACGTGCTTCGGACGAGAGCACCATCAGAAGCAACAAATGCGTTTGGAGATGATGAGGTTGTTTTTGACCACGCAGAAGGTATCTGCACGTAGTCAGCTTCAATGTCAATGCGTGTTCCTCCAGTTAATCCGCTTTTGTTGTAGCCAACCATAATAGATGGAACGGAATCTATTCCCTCAACTATTGAATATGATGCGCCTCCGATGATTGTCACACCACGATTAGCGCCACCTACAACAGTGTTATAGTCTTTTGAAACCGAAATACCACTGAACTTTTTTGTAAAAAGTCCTGCCCCACCAAGAAAAGCATTATTTTCTCCAGAAACAGAGACGGTTAAAACATCACGGCCTACGATTTCAGCGCCCCTTCCCAAAGATTGACTTGCTCCGACATTATCGATAGTCAAATAAGGTGTCTGAGCCGAGTCAAAAGCATGGGGTTGGACAAATGTCATCGATCCGCCCTTAAGCAAAACACTGTTGGTGCTGTCCGTTACGGATATATATTTTTGGTCGATGTTGATATCAATGTTGTTGTCAGTTGAGTGTATGCGGCCTTTCTGGAACTCAACCATCCCTGTATTCAAATTGATGGCCAAGTTAGCGCCAGAAATCGTGCCAGTCACAATAGCTGAGGCGTTCAGGTTGATCACGTTGAGATTGGCCGCATTCAACGTCCCGGTGGTGATCTTGTCAGCAGACAAACTTGCGATCGCTGCTGAGGGGATGAAGGCATTGCCTGTAAAGACAACTGTTGGTGCATCTAGAACAAGCTTTCCACTTTGAATCAGAGTACGGTTGGCTTCCAGATTGATCTGACTAAGCACATCGCCTTTAGACACACGGAGATTAATCGCATCTTGCAGCTGGGTTATCTGAGAACTTCCTGCGTTGCGAGTAATGCGCATGCCTAGTACGAGTGCAAAACCAAGATCAGATCCTGCGGTTCCATCAATTTGAATCCAAGGAATTGCGGACCGTCCCTTTTCCGGAATTGTGACATTTCCGCTGATGTGTATTAGGCCATGGTTGGGATCCATTGATGCTGCGGGAACCCATGCCCAACCGCCATCACCCGTTGTGATTTGCAAACCAATTGAAACGGGATACTTCGTGTTATACGTATTTACCCAAGCATCAATGTAATATACTTCGTTAGAACTAACTGTGAAGTCGTTACCATGCTCGATGTTGTCGCGAGCGCTAAGCTTCAAGTAGTTTTTGTGTCCGGTAACTGTGATGGTATCGTCAGTTGTAAATATTGAGCCTGGCCATCCTCCCACCTTGCTATCATCAAACCACGCTTTTCTGACAATGTTATCACGGCTCTCAATGATGGTTGTGATTTGATCAGATAATTGCGTTTGTTGTGATTGCAACCCAGTCAGCTGATTCGTTGCGGTTTGCTGGAATCCCTGCAAAGTTTGCAGTGCTGTTGTCACTTGACCATGATTATTAGCAACTGTCGTCGTCAGACCGTCAACCGTCATCTTTAGGTTAGAAAACTGGGTAACGGTTGCCTGTGATGACGTATCCAATTCTAAATTAAGGTGACTCAATTTGAATACAAAAGCGCGTCCATCTGGCACGTTACCAAATCTCAAAAGCAGCTTGTCGTTGCCTTTGGCGGTGAATGTCAAAATAAAGCGTTTGTTAGTAACATTTGATTCCAGAACCGCGTGATTGTCAGCATCAAATCCGAGGTCAACACCACGACCCCAACCCCACCCATCATTTGGGTTGAAATCCGGTGCATCCCAGTCAACGGTCAAGAGATAGTGGTTGCCAGCCTCAGTTGGCAAAGTGGTGCTCAGCTCTTCAACACTGGCAACTCCAAGATAATTGATGACGTTGACTGTGTTATCGTAATCAATCGACTTCACCGCATTATTTGCTGGCGTGTTTTTGTCCCATGTCCGCAAATCTTGCCACTTGCCTTTAATCAAATTCGGCCGATCCTCAGTCTGCAATCGTTGATTTATTGAATTGAACTGAGCATTAAACTGACTGGCAGTTGCTGTGATCTGACCCTGCGTCCATGACTGTGTTGCATACGGCGTCAGCAGGCCGGTCACATCATTCTTGGTCATCGTCAAAGACAACTGATCATTTGCAACCTTGAGATCAGCACGCAGTTGATTGACTGACCCATTGATGGTGTTAACGACACTTTGATCGGCTTTAAGTTGCAATCCATCGGCAGTCTGTTGAGCCAGCGTTTTCGCTGTGGTGACTTCACCCGACAACTTGTTTATGTCCGTCTTAGTCGCCAATGTTGCCATCGTTCCTGCTAGATCATCGGTTTTAGTGACCAATGTAGCCACCGTTGTCTTCTGATCTGTCGCAGTCTCCAAAGCAGAATTTGCGGTCGCCAATGCGGTTTTCGCATCAGATGCTGCTGACACTGCTTGTGTTGCAAGAGCATTGGCCGAGTCGGCTGTACTTTTAGCCGCCTGTGCAGTCTGATTGCTCATTGAAGCCAACTGTGCGCTACTATTTGCTTTTGCCACAGCATCATTGGCAGCTTCTTTGGCAGCAGCAACATCCGCGATTGCGGTGTCAACCTTCTTCTGAACCTCGGTGCCAAAAGCGTCACCGGTTTCGGCATTCCATTGGCCATCATGAAAGAGCCACATAATTGTTCCCTTGGCAGTCGTTTGATAGTATACGTCACCGGTTTTACCAGCAATATTCAGATCGACCGGCGATTGATCTCCCCAGCCTGTTGAATTCATGCCATTTGTTGCCTTCGCAATCACGACCTTATCAACTAACTCAATCTGTGACTTGATCTCGTTGACCTGGCTACTGAGATTGCTATATGCAACATCTGGCCTCGATGTACTGTCGTACGTCTGTGTTAGATAGCTATGATTTGACGGTTGCCAGGTATATCCAGTCAAACGCGCTCTCACATCAATATCATCAAGCTTGTGCGTGATGGTGACCGTATCGCCTGGCAACACAGTGGTAGTGATGCTTAAATCCTTGTACTCTTCAGTATTCTCAAGCAACGCCACATTCAACTTGTACGTCCACTTGGCCTCATCAATATGACTTTCGGAGAACTCTTTCGTAGCGGCAGCACGAAGTAACTCGTACGCTTCTTGAACCGGAACAGCACCTTTTTGATCTCCTGTTGCCTGTGTTTCGTCAATGGCCTTGATGTCTTGATAGGTTTTGGTGCCAATCTTCGGTTTGCGATAATTGCCTAACTTGGGGCTGTCAACATAAAGCTCAGGTAGTAAAAGACCATTGTAGCCTTCTGGCAGCAGTCGCGTAATAATACCACTACTGTCCTTGGTCGCTTCGTATCCGGTCAAGTTGTGTGCATATTCAAAATGAACACCACGATCTTTTCCTAGACGAGGGTTGACGCTGAAACTAAAGTCCTGCCAATCGAATTCACCACCCCAGCGGTTAAGAAACGAGTTGTCATCCGTTCCCAAAAGTGCCTTGATGATTGACATTCTAACCAGCCGGGCATTGGTTACATTTCCGATTGTTGATAGAACTTTGAAGCTAGTTGGATAGTTGGCAGCGCGCATGATCTGATCAAGTGCGCCCTGGCCATCCTTGTCAACGATGTTGGTGTCCGCGATGAAATCATCGTTAAGATCCCAGAACACGTGATAAGCAGTGATGCTAAGATGACCCATGGACTTGATCACTTGCGCGATTCGAAAAGCAGCCTTGCCCCCCGGAACTGGCACGCGCACGATATTTTCAGCCACGAGGTCTCCAGCATGTTCGCTAAACATCGGATAATCGAACGTCAAGGTGAACTTCGCGTTGAGCTGCCAAGTGACGATATCATTGCTGATGTCGTCCAAAGCATAGCCGTGGTGACTGAAATCAGTCTGGTCACGCGGATAGAGTTCAATATCGGTACTCATACATAACACCACCTAGGTTGCACTGTGATACTTGTGACGCCGGTCAAAATGACATGATTGACACCTGGCACAAAGAGCGGCCAATCACCCGCTGTCGAAGTTGTGATATCCTTGTCAGCCATGGTCGCCGTGTGTCTAGCACAGTCGAGAGTGACAGGCGCTGTCAGGCTGTCGATTGAGAACTGGTTCGTGTTCACGGAGATCTTGACTGTTCCGGACCCTGACACGGTGAGCAACGGTTCCGCTGCCACGTTACCGGGGTTCACGATGTCAAAGTTAGCCGTGAACGTCTTTGGATCAGTCATCTGATACTCAAGCGGATCCAAAGTGAAGCTGGGCTTGTAGGAGCCACTGACCTCCACATCGTCTACCGAAAACTCGCCGATCGTGACTGACTTGATGAGCCGATAGAAGTCGGGGTCATCACTCAACACTAGCTTCGACGCGGATTGCAGTAACTGCCGTGTCTTCCGCCATGACTGGTTGAGCGTCTTGAAGTCCACGAGTTGGAGTTCTGGTGACCAAGTAATATCCTTCCAACCACGTTTCTCGGTTAATGAACCACTCAAACGGCCAGGCACGTCTGTGAACTGCACATCGCGCTTAGCTGCGGGAATGTTTGGCTTCTTAGTGACCAACGTCCCCGGCACAGACTGGGCCAGAGATTGACCGTCCAGAATTAATTCAACCATCTGTTATCAAAGCCTCCTTCCATAGCTAAAGTTTTGAGTTGCATCCTGCTGTTTCAAGTAGTCCGAGGTGTATGGACCGGTGATAGTTGCAAACGTGCGGCCATCCACCTGCAGCGTAATTGGTCCCTGGGATGGCATATGAGCCGCAATAGCTGCGCCCATCTTATTCCACGTATCATCGTTCAGTGGAATAACGCCCTCCGGCCCAGCTTCGCCACCAACCTGTGCCCGGCCATTGTTATCGGCAAACATAGTCGGCTGCGTCATAATGCCACCTTGCGCGTACCAGTCAATACCCAAATAAGGGATAGATCCATGCAAAAGATCACCAACAGACCAACCACTGGGTTGGATGCTGAAATGCGGCATTGGAATATGTGGCCAGTGGATACTGAAGTTGAAGAAACCTCGAATGGCGTCAATCGCTCCTCGAACGATATCTTTTGCAGTATTGATTGGCCCAGAGATTGCATTTTTGATACTGTTCCAGACGTTAGATGTCACAGAACTAACCGCATTCCAAGCACTTGAAACAGCATTTCTAATACTTCCCACAACATTTGAGATAGTCGATTTAATGCTGTTCCACACATTTGATACTGCACTTTTAACACTATTGAAAATGTTTGAAGTAGTCGAACTAACTGCGTTCCATGCATTAGATACAACTGACTTGACTGCATTAACAACATTTGAAACGACATTCTTGATATTGTTCCAAATGCTTGAAACAACACTTTTAACCTCGTTGAACACACTAGAGGTAACACTACTAATGGAATTCCATGCACTCCGAATCACGTTACCTATGCTGGCTAGGATTGGCCCAAAGAATGATTTAATACCATTCCAAACATTGGTGATGATACCCTTAATTAAATTCATTGCGGTCGTAATAATGGTCTTCCAGATATTGAGATACGTACCAATAATGACAGCAATAGCGGTAATCGCCACCGTAAAGATTACTTTGATTCCGTTCCAGAAAGCAGAAAAGAAGGACTTAATACCGTTCCAAATTGACTTAATGACATTTACAGCAGCTTTAAAAGCTGGCTTCAAAAAATTGGTAATGGCATTAATCGCAATCGTGAAGATTTGCTTGATACCATTCCACAACTGCTTGAAGAAACTGGTAACAGTACTCCAAACACCCTTGAGCCAAGTGACAATCGCACCCCAGTTCTTGATAACCAAAACGACTGCGGTAATCGCGGCAATTACAGCCGCAATCACTCCGACAAACGGCAGGAGCGTGGCCATAAAAGCTCCCATGCCTGCAGCTCCTAGGCCAGCCCCTGTACCGGCAGCAGTCGCGCCAACACCGAGCATTGGTAGAACTGTTGCAACTGCAGTGATAACTGGTGCCAAGACACCAAGTGCGACAGTGATCGCACCAAACGCAACAACCAGCGCTTTCACGGGTGCTGGTGCCTTATGGAATGCATCACTGACACCTTTGACAATTGGCAGAAGCCTCTTGATCACAGGCAATAGGGTCTCTTGAATTGTTCCACCAATCTTGCCCATAGTCTGTTCGTATTCTTTCTGAGCTTGTTTGGCCTTGTCTACTGGATCCAAGGTCTGCTTAAAAGATTTCGAGACGGTTCCACCAGTGTCTTGGGCTGATTTTTTTAGACCATCAAGTGAAACTTTGCCATCACGGATGGCTTGAGCCATCTGTGGACCTGACTTGGCGCCAAATGTTTGAATTGCAATGTTAAAAGCATCTTGGTCTGTCTTGGCATCTTTGATTCCTTTGAAAGATTGCGTCATGACATCGCTGAAAGATTTGTTCTCAGTTTTAGCGGCAGAGAATGCCTTCTGCATGCCCTTGAGCACTGTGGAAGAATCAATCCCAGATTTGCTCCAGGACGCAAGTAGTGGAATTCCCTGCTGAAGACTAATGTGCAATTGTTTGAAGGCTGGGTATGCCTTTGATGCATCTTCTTCAAGGTCGGCAACTGGTACACCTGTCCGCTGAGACGCTGCAGCAAAGGCATCAAGTACGCTAGGAATATCTTTAGCGCTGAGATTGAATCGTGACATGGAATCATGTAACGCGTTGACCGCGTCAGTCCCAGACTGACCTGTGATCTGGCTGAACTTGGCAACGTCTTCGGATGTCTTTTCCAGCTGCGGACCACTCAAATTGAATTGACTAGTAAGCCCTGCCATAGTATTCGACAAGTCCATCGATTCCATCTGCGCACCAGACTCGGAGCGTTCAACTTTCTCAAATGACTCACCGAGTTTATCTGCAACGCCTCCAACAGCGCCAGTTTTGCTGGTCAGGTTATCAACAGCATCATCAGTTTGTGTCCATGCTTCTTGCGCCTTTTGGTTAAAATCTTGTAGGCCTTGACCAGCAGATTGGAATCCATTGGCGACAGTCTGCAATCGTTCAGCAGCTGTGTTCTTAGCAATCTCGTCAAGTTTGGAGCTAGTATCTTGTGACTCCTTACCCAATTTATCCATTTGGTTACCCAAATTGGCCACAGATGTTTCGGCGTCATTCAACTTGACTTTCATCTGTGTTGCTTCAGCTGAGTTTTCTCCGTAAGCGGTGACCGTTTCCTTCAACTGTTGCTTCAAGTTATCAACTTTTTGCCGAGACAAGTCCATTTGTTCGGACAGTTGCCGTTGGGCGGCAGCTGTCTTCTGCGACTCGGAAGCATTATCACCTAGTTGGGCATTTTCCAGTTTAGCCGATGTAGACGCGAGCTTAAGCTTAGAATCAAGCTCGCCCTCTTCCTGCTGCAGGTTACTGATATGATCTTTGGCATCGTTAGCTTTGGAACCTTGCTCACTGAGTTGGCTGTTAACTTGATCAAGAGCACCTTTCAAATTATTTTCAACCCGTTGTGCATCCGCAACCTTGCCGACGAGCCGATCAAATGAAGAGCCAGATGTTTCACCACGATCCTGCATCGTCTTCAATTGTTCAGACAGAATTTGCGTTCTTTTAGCAGCAGCTTCGGATTGAATTTGCAATTTTTGTTGTTCAGCAGCCAGTTTCTGAGTCGAACTAGCATTATCATCCATAGACGATATCTGGGCTCGATATTCCTTTGCGGCCGTGTTCATCACGGCGTTGATGTCTTTCACTGTGTTAGCAAACTGTACTTGACCATTCATCTTGAAATCAAGAACAACGTTTTGAGTTTCGTCAGCCATTATTTTCCTCCTTTCTTAATTAGTTAAAAAATGGAATATCGTCCAGTGTGACCTGTTTCCGAATGGGATTAGGTTTCTCTTTGTAAATACCATCAGGATTATTAATCTCGATATAGATTAGATATTGTTTCAGCCACAGATTCGGCGTTAATTTCATGAATTCTTGAAGCGAGTATCCCATCAGCGCTTTCGCCACATACAAATAAAAGGCCCAGGGGTAATCGTTATCCTCCTGGGCCTCACCTTCCTGTTGTGGCGACTTTATTTTTTTATGTCACTTAGTTGGAAGTTCTGCTCATTTAGAATATCCATTGCCTCTTGAATAACACTAGGAATTTCCGAAAAGGGAATAGCACGGTTCATCTCATCGAAGGTAGTTTCCGTACCTCCACCGACAAGTAAGCCGTAAACAAGCGCCCAAATGAGTTTCATGGTTTTCTGATCGCGATGAATCACTTTCCGTTTGAGCATAAGATTCAAATCCTTCTCGAATGTTTTGTAGCCTTGCCCATATGCGGATTCAATAGCGTCAATTGAGGAAAAAGTGAACGCTGCAGGTACCTTTGCACCTTGAATCGTGATGAAATGATTGTCTCGGAGCCTAACTAGATCAGAGAGCTTCACCATATTCCTTTGTCCTCCTAATTAGCAAAAATCGTTAATTTCCCGCCTTGTTTGGCAATCGTCTTAACTGCTTGCGGGGCTACACTTTTGGGATTGCTTTTTGTTTTGCGATCGTTTCAAGCTGTTCTGGAGAAAAAATAACCTGCTTGAAAAAGTCGTCAACAGTCAGGTCAGCACTGTCTCGGGCTGAATTATAGCGTGCGTAGTAAATACTCGAATTACGCAAACCACCTGCGTTGTAGACGATATCAGGGTTGACTTCCTTGAATGACTCTTCAGAAGTTGCATGGGTTTCATTAACAGCAGGGTTAAGTGTACAAGACGTCAACCAGATGCCATCATGCTGTCCATTGGCCAACCATGTGTCAAAACCAATTGCAAACTCTGGCATTGATTGTGCAAGCGTGGATCCAAACTCGACCCCATGCTTCGCTGCGATGCCTTTCATTGCATCCATAACTGCAATTGGCATCCCGATGTGGGTGTGTGTCACTGCAATACTGGTTTCTTGCGTGATTGTCCCGAACTTTTTACCGCTGGCATAAATATCGTTCGACTTTCCGTTCCCTTTGAAGGCAATCTTTTTGATGTTCGGGATCCGGATAACACTTGTATCGAAGACCGGATCAGTAGATGCCGTCTCATTTTGCTTTTTCATAGCGAAAAACATATCGCCAATAGTGAGCTCTAGCTCAATATCGTTTGCTCTGCTTGGTTTATCAGACATAGCGATTCCTCCTATTTTTTCAATGCATCCATGACCGGTTTGACCATAGTCTGCATAATTGTATTTTTGTTGGCAGCAAAGGTGTTGTGAACATAATTGCGTGCCCTGATTCCTTGATGGTTCTTGGGACTTGTCCCATGCTCCAGAAAGAGCCACCAAAATGCATTTCCAAACGTCACTTGGATGTGATCGCCCTTGTCAACAACCTGTAGCTTATCTCTTAACGTCCCATATGTTTGTGCGAGCGGAGCGTTAGGTTCGCTTGGCAACTCGGGCCGGAGCTTGTCAGCAAATTGACTTGCTGCGGCAACAAGCCCTTCTTTCGACACTGAATCATCTACTTTGATACCACTGAGATACTTGGCCATTGTTTCAAAACCGTTGTTATTGGCCATCCGCAATCACCTCGATGTACGTGTAAAAATCCGTGATAGTTTCATCATTTTCATCGCCCGGAATGCCTCTGAATGATTCGAATGGGACATCATCAAACTTCTTGATGAACGGCAGTAGCTCGTCTTCAACGCCCTTTGTGTACAAAGACACCTGATACTCGTTCACGATTAACCGTGTACCCGTGCTGGCTACTAGACGCTGAGTGTTTGTATAGGTGTATATCCAGTACGGATACTTAGCCGTCCGTGGTGCAACGTCTCGATAGACCGCACCCAGTTGCTTGAGTCTGGCCAGAAACTCGTCAAATGTGATCAACATAGTCCAGACTCAACTCCATTCTTTGATTGTCGGGCGTCTCGTAGATTCGTGTGATTTTGTAATCAGTTCCTCTGATCCGGACACGATTCCCACCCTGAGTAATCGACATATCCCGACGAATCAAAATGCGCAAGACGACATCCTGCTTGTTCTGCTGCGCGAGATATTTTTCAGTTGAGGTGATCCCAATGTCGGCGTAATACAAGACCCGCTTGTCTTCCCACGTTTGTTTTGGACGGTCGTGTGCGTCAACACCGTCCTTAAGTTCCAACAGTGTGGCTATCCACCTGAGTTGGTTCGTTAGATTGACTGTCTGGGTCATCTGTTCTCACCTCCAAGTAGAAGATTGGCTCCAAGGCTTCAAGTGCCGCCGCTAGATCGTCACCGGCAGATCGATTGTCATTCATCACGGTAGCAACCATAAGCTGCAAGTATTTCACGCTATGGCCAACTTTACGCTGGACATACTTGTCAGCTGCGTCCAGATAGAATTGCAACATGGAAGGGTCCATGTCATCTTCCAATCGGATGTGTTGTTTTAAGAGATCTAACAAGGTTGGTTCTTCTTCAGATTTCTCGTCAGCCATCTTTGATCACCGCCTATCCTAGACTAGGTGGCGTTGTTGGCACAGTTGCGCCAGGTGCATCAATCGGATCACTGGCCACTGAAGACAGTGTCTTGGTGTTGTCTGTATCAAAAACAACCTGATAGTCACCATCTTTGACGACTGTCCCATCGGCCAAGCCGGTAATGTCAACTTCACCAGTGCCCTTATTGCCGACAGCAACCACCTTGCCTTTTTGGAGCGCCTTTAAGAATTCGGCGCTCCGATCTGGTGTATCAGCCATGTTCTAGCTCCTTTCTACTTTGCTGTTAACTTAACCTTGCCCTTGATTCCCTCAGACTTAACTGCTTGCGGGGCTACACTTTTGGGCCTGCTGTAAGCAATGCTGCCCCCTTGGTTGTTAAAAGACCTGCGTCAGCAATTGCATAGGCACCATAATCAGTGGAACGACCCTTGACGTGGTCTTCTGTTGCCACTGTAAGTGCTTGGTTAATGTTAACAACGACTGTATCTGCCACATCCGCAATCAGGACATCCCCATCATTGACACCAGCATCTGGTTTCACAACTAAACCAAGAATGCTACCAACGCCTCCATTGATTGGGCTAGCAATAAACAACGGACGACCTTGACCATCAACGATGTTTGCCAATTGATTCCAAATGGTTTTGCTATTTGCATAAACTGCTGCCTTGCCAGCAAAACTAGAGTGGATCTTGGCCATGGTGCTAGTGATATCCTTATATGCGATTTGATCCTTATAAGTGGCAACTTGTGGCGTACCTTTTTCGGCCTTCAATGCAGTCTCAATGCCTAGCGGTGAACGTTTACCATCGCCTTGATGAATCGCAACACCAAGCGCAACACCCAGACGATCCCCAAGCTCTTGAGTCAAGAAACTGATGAAGTCCTCTTCAGACATGCTCTTCATCTTCCAGGACACGGTGGCGACTTTATTCAGCTCGTAACCTTTAAGTACCAATTGACTGAATTGATTTTGCTCATCATCAGCCTGCGTGTTTTCGTCAACCCACTGAGCATCACCAGAAACAATGCCATCGTGCTTGTTGATAGTCAGCGTGCCAGAAACGTTGAATTTCTTGGCATCAGCGAAGGCTGGATATTGTTCTTCGGCGATCTTCCAGATGCCAGCCGCCACAGTGTTAGGAATCAAGGTCGGAGTGTTCCCCGTTTGGTGAGAAAATGGTGCGCCATTAAGGCGCACGTTTTCCTTATCGAATACAGCCTGTTCTGCAGCATTGAGAGTGTGGCCAAGCAAGGACTTGGCCCAAACATGTGCATATTCTGGTTGTGTCTTGGCAGCAGTGTTCAATTTGGTGTTTTCAAGAGACTTTCCAACACCAACAATGTCGTTGGCTGGTGCTACCTGAGCCAAGGTGATTGGCGCGTGTTCATCCAAGGCTGCCAAGTTGGCTTGGTCTTTCGCTTGCTGATCCCACTTTGCGTCCAAATCCTTCACGGACTTCATTGCTTTGTTGGCATCCTCAGACTTCCCCTTATCAATTGCGGTGCGAGCATCGTTCATCAGAGCTTCGCGTTGCTTCAAGTATTCTTCTTTGTTCATGAGGTTATTCCCCTTTCAAATTTAAGAGATTGTATTCTGCATTCAAAAGCGCCATCTGATCATCATCAGACGGCGCTCTTTTTAGTGCTGTTGTGTTTCGGAGGTGTTTCATTTGGTTCAGCGTGGCAAGACTTGGAATCTTATTCAGGCTAGCAGTCATGATCATTTTCCCTGGCTTCTCCGCATTGTCAAACATCATCTTGTCAGCAAACCCTTTTTCAATGGCAGTCTGCGGATCCAGCCAGTAAGTCGAGTCCATCAAGTCAAGGATTTCTGCTTGGGATAGACCTGTCTTGGCCATATAGGCATTAGCTATTGCTGTGTTTGACTTCTTTAACGAGTCCGCAGCATTCTGCATGTCATGATAGTCACCCATCTGTCCCCCGGAGACATTGTGGATCATCATCATCCCTGCAGGTGATATGGCTACGACATCACCCGCCATCGCGATCAAAGATGCAGCGGAATATGCCACACCCACAACGTTCACATTGACCGGCCCTTTATAAGCACGAAGCATGGTGTAAATTTCAGAGCCGGCATCGAGAATTCCTCCACCTGAATTGATCTCAACGGATAAGTCGTCACCATTAGCCTTGTTAATTAGATCAGAGACGCTTTTAGGTGAAGCATAGTCATCGCCAAATAGATCGTAAAGCCATCCGTAATCATTAGTAACGATGTCACCTTTAATCGGTACCACTGTCGTCATTATCATCACCTCCTTCCGTTGGATCAGGGGTGCCGTCGCTACCAGTTGCTGAAGGCACTGTCCCTGTATCCTTTCGGAGTAACATCTTGTCGCCATCTGGAACTGGTGACAGATTAAAGAATCCACGCAATTCATTCGGAGTCATCACAGCACGGTCAACTAGTTGGACGAGTGACAGTTTGGTTTGCATGCTTGCATAGCTCAAATCGCTTGATTCAAACACAATTGAATTACCAAACGAACGTTGTCGTCGGTTGAACAAGCGGCTCGTCCATTGCTCAGACATCTGCCTAATCACTGGTTCAATCTGACTTTCGTAGTAACTAATCCACTGGTTTTCAGTGTAGCTACTTTGGACAATTGCCTTGTTGGTATGAAAAATTGAGTAGATTCGATCCACAGTCGCATCCATTTGCTTAGCATTTGGCACAAAATCTGTAGGCTGTAACTGGGTTGCATCGGTCTTAGCATCAACACCAGCTGCACCGATTGAATCCTGATCTTTTTGTGTCTGCAGATACGATGCAACAAAAGCTTTCGTATTCTTCTCGATATCCTCCGGGCGCATAGCAGTATTGAATTTCAACAGCCAGCGAACAGCGGCTGAATTCTTGATGGCAGATACAATACCTTGGTCAGTGGTCGTAACAATCTCCATGAGTGGTGCCAACGTCGGACCATTCGATTCGCCAAAGATTTCGTCCTTGTTGAAATCTTTGCGCAGGTGAATCACCTGCGAATATGGAAATGTGTAGGTCTGTGCATTCTGCATGTAGAACCTGAGATAGAGGTTGCCTTGATTGTCTTGAATGGCTTCGACACTGTTAGCCACGATTGGCCAGATTGCTGTTGGCATTCCATTGGCATCATTCTGGACAAAGGCAAAAGCGTTGTTATTCAGTTCAAGCTGCGTGATCATCTTTTCTTGCAGCATCTGACCGCTCATTAACGGGTTCGGGTCTGATAACAAGAACTGGATATAAACGTCTGGATTGACTGCGATGCTGTCACCGGCACCGGACCGAATGTGCTTGGCCACTGCTTTGCCGATCGTGGTTGCTTTGACCTCAATGGCTGACCTAATGATGTCAGATTCATAGACCTTGCCATTCCAACCAAAAAAGCCGTTACCGTAGTTGGTAACAAGCTTGTATTCCGGTGTGACTGTGACGCCGCTATTTTTTCTATGAAAAAGATTGTTCCAAAATGCCAAATAATCACCTCCTTACGGTTAAATCAGCGTCTGATATTCTTCTTGATTATTCTCAAAAACAACATAAGCATCGAGTAAAGAAGCCATCCCATCAATTCGCTTGCGCTTGTTTTTTCCCTTGTCAGGTTGGATATTTCCATTTCTGTCAGTCACAATCGTCGTGTTAGACAGACACCATTTCAAGATTGGATTGTTGTTATAGACAATTCGCTTTGAACGAAGATCTGCACCAAGTGAATGCATGGGACTTGATAACTTCTTCACCCCTTGCGGAATTGCATCAAAAGTCTTTTCACCATATCGGGATTCAAGATCCTTGACGAAGTATGTGGCTGACCAGGCGTCATAACCGCCTTTGAACAGGTAAATATCATATTCTTGTTCAAGCTCCTCAAACCAGTCCATGATGTCACGATAATAGACTTTATTACCTTGGCTCGTCCTCAATAATCCTTGATCTCGCCACGTGGCATAAGGAATGTTGTCCTCCTGTGCGCGCTGCTCAAGAGTGTCTTCCGGCAGCCAGTACATTTGCTTAACGTAGATGTGATCATCATTAGGTATCTGGAAGATGACAGTTGCACAAGTCAAGTCAGTCGTCTGCGATAAGTCAGCGCCAGCAATGCCATATCGCGGCTTGAGTTTGAGTGTGTCAAACGTGGCCTCGTTATTCAGTTCATCAAAGGTCAGCCACGACTCAGTCGCTGTCTCACGGATATTAAAATCCTTGCAGACTAGGTTTTTAACCAGTCGGTGATTTGCCTTGGCTTTTTCGACACGTTCAGCCAATGTGGTCTTATTTTTGATCGTGCCAAGTCCAGGGTTTGCCTTGACCCAGCATTTCTCATCACGCCATTCCGCACGTTTGTCGAGTTCGTAGATGAAGAACAATGAACGTTCATCCCTGTAACCTTCGGGTTGATCATATCCTGCAATCGTCATCTCAGCGTCGTCGTAGATCTGATCATAAATATCTTCGCGGATCGTGCCAGCGGTGGATGTGATGAAAATCAGTGGTTGATCCCGTGCAGTGATCCCATCGGCCATGATGTTGTAAAGTGGCTCACCGTTCTTCCACTGGTGAATTTCGTCCATCAGGATGCAAGAAGAATTGAGGCCGTCAAGCGTATCGCTGTCAGATGACAGAGGCTTGAAGACGCCGTCGTTGTAATCTTCTGAAGACAGATCAGCCACATGCGTTTTGATTCGCTTAGCCAAAGTCGGAGATTTTCTGACCATGCGCTTGGCTTCATTCCAAATGATCTTCGCCTGATCCTTCTTCGTAGCCACCGCGTACACTTCAGGCCCAGCCTCACCATCGGCAATCTGCATGTACAACCCAACAGCGGAACCGAGCAGCGACTTCCCGTTCTTCTTACCAACAATCAGGACAACCCGCTGATACTTTCGGAAACCCGCACCATCAACGAATCCAAAAGACGCTGCCAACAGTGCTTTCTCCCATAGTTCTAGGACAATGTGCTTCCCGCCTGCTGGTCCCTTGCTGTGACGGCAATAGTTCTCGATAAATTCAAGCACGTGATTACCACGACGATTTGAGTAGTACCATTCACTATTGTCATTGTGCATGTCTGCGATGAGCTTCTTGTACGTGCGGTAGATTTTCTTGCCGACAACTTGATCACCACCATTCTGCACAAACGATTGCCAGTATTGAGTAATTGGATCGTAATCAGGTGGATAACTGACATGTCGATCGACACGAGTCTTAATCTGAATGTCAGCCATTGCTATTCGCCTCGCTCCTCAACAAAGTCGTCAAAATCGTCGCTCTCTTTGTTGGGATCGGCAGGCATGATTGCGGATTCTCTCGGTAGCAAACTGATTAACTTATCCATCGCGGCAGTGTATCGATTGATCATCGTGTTGTATGATTTCTGGGCGGGATTCTCAACACGCATCGTCTGCTTCCCATTGTGCATGAGAATCGTTGGCCCTTTAGATTTGACTTCATCTTCCAAGATTTGAAGCGTGATGGTCATAAATGCACATCTTTGGATCAAGTTATCGGCCGCTGCCAACTTCTCCGCTGAGATACCGGATAACGTTTGACGCAACCGCTCATATTCGAGCTGAATGGCTACATCCTGCTTTTCAATCGACATTTTTCGGCTCAATTTCGTCATCCCCTTAAATTTGTTATCCCCCCCTCATACGAAAAAACAACCTGTGTATTATTCGTGTGTTGCATGCCGTTCCTTTTTAAGCAGCTGCTTATGGCTTCGTAGGGGGGACCGACTAACTGGTACTAACTGACCATGAGCATCAAACATAACGTCAGAACGAACAGCTGCCGTCTTCTCAAAGTGTTCCTCTTGGTGACAATCGAAGCAAAGATACTCTAAGTTGTTCCAGTTAAGCGTGATGCTTGGGTCATTGATGTTGTCTGCTGTAATGTAGTGCTTGTGGTGGACGATGTAGCCGGGCTTGATGATACCTCGCTTCAAGCAGCGCTCACACAATCCACCAACACTGGCAATGTAGGCAGCACGTGTTTTCTTCCACTCTTTACTGTGATAGAACGGCTCGCTGATCTCTCGTGGTACCATGGCCATCATATCCACCTCCCAATGACATAGTAAAAGGACGACCGTTTGGCCGTCCTTCCATCAATCATATTGTTAATATAACTAGCTTGTCGGCCGTCTCTCGTCTGGTAAAGCCTTCAGAGGCGAGCTTCCTAATGCCACTGATTTGTTCATCTGTCCATTGCATCTACTCGCCTCCTAAAATATAATGTCTGTGAGCAGTTTAGCGATTCTGCTCATGTTCTCCAAAAAGAACTTCCCGAGTTCTTAAGCCCTCGGATTCGTCCCCGAGAGCTTTTTTGTTGCTTAAAAAATTTCGATGAGTTAAAATTAAATTGTTCCCAACAGATACTCATTTTCACTCCTCGGTAATACCCTATCTTTAAGCTCTCGGCCCCCAACCGAGGGCTTTTTTAGTATCCTTATACAAGGAATGTGCTATTATGTATAGCGTGAGCAGTGGCTTTTCTCCTCCAAGTCAATCGCTACTGTTCACACATATGTTTCGTTTTTTCATCCTTTTGGCCCTTGGACTGGTCTCTGAGGGCTTTTTTGTTGCACTTTGTTCAAGCTTATATGATAATTGATGTTAAAAGGAGGTAATATCTATGAGTTTAGATGGTAAAGTCGACAGCACCAAGGACAAGATCTCCGGTAAAGCAAAAGAAGTTGAAGGTAAAGTAACGGGTGATAAGGCTCGCGAAACACAGGGCAAAGCAGAAGGCATACTTGGTAAAGCCAAGGAAAAGCTTGATGATGCCAAAGATGCTGTTAAAGACACAGTAGATGATGTTAAAAACAAGCTCAGCACAGATAAAAAAGACTAATTAACTGGCCGGCAAAGTGTCGGCTTTTTTGTCGCTTTTTTAAACCTGTACAAATCCGGTACAAGAGCTTTACGTATTTGATAAACTCATCTGCTATACTGATCGTGCAAGGCAAGCCACCCTTGCAATCACATTTACTTCCCTCATGTATGCCTTCAGCCTGGGTAGCTGGAGGTTTTTTGTTGTATAAAAATAGCACCTCACCGTTTGGCGAAGTGCATATATTGGTTTGGTGACAAATGTCGAATACAACCGACTGTAGCTTATTAATCAAGCAGTTGTTGCAGTTGGACCTTTTTCTTTTTGCTTCTTCTTTTCCTTCTGCTTCTTTAACTTGTCCTTCAGGTCTTTATATATATCGCGTGGTGTTGGCAACTTGAACACGTAAACAACCATATTAATCACCTCTTTAGAAAAAAGCATAAGACAAATCTAAAGATATTACATCGGTCTTGCGAACGTTTCAGGCTTACTGATTATTCCATGAAGAGGAAAAACGCGATTCTTAGGTTTCTCACCTTTGGCACAATACCATCATATGACGGAAATACGGTCGGTTGTTCCCAACTTATTCCCAACATTTTCCCACCTAGGTTTTGTGGGGTTGCTCAACTAACTCACACCAATCAGCAAATGCTAATAGTGCTTCCTTGAAGTCTCTATAATAAGCAGATTTGCTCAAATGTAGTTCCTCAGCTATCAGCCACCATGGCTTACGTTGATCTAGGGAAACGAGGTAGGTTTCGGTTAAAATAATTCTGTATTTTTCTAACTCGACTGATCTAATAGCTTTTTCACAGCAAGCTACATATCGAAGCTCGTCAGCGTGCGATACGAGCTTTTCCTCAGCTTTGTTGCCATAGCTAGGTGACTTGGGCATGCCGTCCATCACGGGGCTTCTGAGCGCTATTTTGGTGCGTTGAGCGAGCCGCTTGTGATGCCAGTAGTTCCCCAAGACCTCTTTGGCGTTTTCAATTGTTTT